CGCCATGCGTGCGCAAGCGGCCAGGTCCAGCGGAACACTACCGCCCAACTGCAACGCCAGCGGATGCTCGGCTTCGTTGTGACGGAGGAAACGCTCGTGATCGCCGTTGAGCAGAGCGCCGGTGGTGACCATCTCGGTGTAAAGCAGGGCGTTTTTCGACAGGATGCGTAGGAAGTACCGGCAGTGGCGGTCAGTCCAATCCATCATAGGTGCAACGGAGAACCGCCGGGATAGCGCAGGGCTTGAGTTTACTGGGCTGGAGTGGGTATTTGGTACCATTTTGCTCAACGTGTTTAAAGCAGGTTTTTGGGCGTTTTCAGGCGTTTTTTTCGTCTCGCTGGTACAATGTACCAATCACTTTCGGAATTGTACCAGTCGATTATGGCAACGATCAGAGCTCGAAAACGCACCGATGGCTCAGTCAGTTACACGGCACAGATACGCCTGTTTCGCGATGGAGCTCAAGTCTACCAAGAGAGCCAGACCTTCGCCCGGAAACAGGCGGCACAAGCGTGGGTGCGGCGACGTGAAGCAGAGCTGGATCAGCCTGGTGCGATTGAGCGAGCGAACCGCAAGGGCGTCACCGTGCAGGACATGATCACTCAGTATCTGAATGAAATGGAGAAAGTTCGGCCGCTCGGTAAAACAAAGGAAGCCACGCTCAAGGCTATTGCAGCGTCGGAGTTCGGCCAGACCATTGACTCGGATATTAACAGTCAGCGCTTGGTGGATTTTGCACTCTGGCGTATGAGCAAGGAGGGCGGCGATGTCCAACCGCAGACAGCCGGCAATGATCTGGCTCACCTTGGGGCTGTTTTATCGATTGCGCGTCCCGCTTGGGGGTATGAGGTAGATCCTCACGCGATGCCGGACGCTCGGAAGGTGTTGAGGAAGCTCGGCTACAACATGAAGAGCCGGGAGCGTGATCGTCGTCCAACGAAGGACGAGCTGGATAAACTTTTGGAGCACTTCGTCAGCATGCAGCAGCGTCGGCCTAGTTCGATCAACATGCTGAAGGTGATTGGCTTCGCGATTTTTTCCACGCGTCGGCAGGATGAGATAAGCCGAGTTCAGTGGGAGGACGTCGATGAGTCGAATCAGCGGGTGCTGGTGAGAGATATGAAGAATCCCGGCCAAAAGATCGGCAATAATGTTTGGTGTCATCTGCCGGATGAGGCCTGGCGTATTTTGAAAAGCATGCCGAGAGAGCGAGCAGAGATTTTCCCATACAACCCGTCATCAATCGCAACTGCGTGGGCAAAGGCGTGCAAATTTCTGATGATCGAAGATCTGCACTTTCATGATCTGCGGCATGATGGTGTTAGCCGGTTATTTGAGATGGACTGGGATATTCCACGAGTGGCCAGTGTCTCCGGCCATCGGGATTGGAATTCATTGCGTAGGTATACGCATCTGCGAGGGCGGGGCGATCACTATGCCAAATGGCCGTGGTTGGAGACAATTATTCAAGCGCCCGTGAAGTTGGGCGCTTGGGGTAAGCAGTAAGTTAACTGGCTCGGCGAACTCCGTTGAGCTGGTTACATTCCTTTACCGCAGCCTCTCGCTGCGAGTCTAAGTAAGCTGCTAAGTCTGTGATATGTACACCTTTCGCACTTTTCTGGCTGGATTCAAGCCTAGTGATGGGGATTCGAATTTGACCGGCCATTACTTTGCGTTGAAACATATCGGTAGTTAGATGTGTGAAATAGTCTTTACACACTTGATTAAGTGGAATAATGGTCAGCCCGTTGTATTGGGCCATGAGCAGAAACAAAGTTTTCATGCAGCCTCCTTTGAAAGTCGCTTATACCCCTGAGCAAGCTGCGCGAGCGGGCGAATCTGAGCGGTTAGCGTTGCATTGTGTGCGGCTGCCTCGCGCAGCTTTTCATGGGGTATCAGGCCCCCGTCGGTGCTGCTGGAAGTGTTAATAATGCTTGCTGCTACGCAGCAGCTATTTTTTACAAACGTAGTGATCCGCTCATCGTTGCGGAGCAAAGCGGTCAGGGTTTTTGTGCTGATCTGTGCGACCTTCATGCCGCTTTCCTCCGGTGTTCGACAGCGAGTTGATCCATCAGGCGCTGCAGGTACGTGAGTCGCGCTTCGTTAGGTGACCAAGGGCGAATGGCCTCGGCAGCAGGTTCGATGCCGACCAGACAATCCCAGATAGCCGAATCGGTTGGCATGAGGTCGCGGCGCTCGGTGGCCAGTGCTATCAGGTCGGCCTGTCGCACGGTTGCAGGCAGTACGGTGTTGAGCTTGAACCGGATGCATATGCGCTCCCAGATCCAGTCCTCGACGTCCTGATACGCAGCCATCCACTGCTTAAGTGGGCGCACCATGTCGCCGATGTAGGCTTCCGTTCCGTCGTGCAACAGGGCAACCAGTTTGTCTTCTTCTGGTACCAGATCGGCTACCAGGCAGCAGTGTTGCGCGACGCTATAGAACTCGCGGGTGTGGCCATTAAATCGGCACTGATTGGCGAGCGAATGGGCAATGTCTCGAGGGTCGATCAGTTCGACGTCTGGGTCGTAAAGGTCGAACTGCTTGCCGGTGAAGGTGAGGATCCAGCTCATGCTGCACCACCAATTGCTGTGTGTGCGGTTTCACCTTGAGATAGCTGCTGGAAAAAAAGAGCAGCTTTTTCTGCATCTCCCTTGCTGAGAGGAATGCGAGGAGACACCTTTTCTATCGTTGCACGACCTTTTATTTCGGCGGGCTTCAGTAATTCGGCCATGGCGAGCGCCTCATCGCGCAGGGCGCGCGTTTCGCGTTCCAATTTCTTCCCGGTGCGGAAGGCTGCGAAAGTCTCGGCGGCAATGCGGAGCTTTTCAGCGATGTCGAGCAACTTCTGGCGTTCGGGTTCACCAAGCTTCAATGCTTGCTGGAGGCGTTTGCTGAAATGCGCCAGGTGGGCGTGGTCTGCCTTGATGAAGTCGAGGGAGGCTTCTAACTCGCGAATGGTCTTGGCGCTTTCGGCACGTTGGATGTCGTCGCTTTCTTTCATACCGGCGGACATTCCGTCGGTATGGCCCATGAAGTAGCCGGCCCAAATTAATAGCCCCGCCAGAGTGATGAGAGAGATGAGTGCGCAGATTTGAATTGCTGTCATTTGGTTTGCTCCTGGGTTCGCTTGGCTGGTGGTGGCAGCCAAATAGGGATGTCGCTTGATCTCGAGTGGGTATTACGCGTCCGGCTTGTGTTCTAGCGGTCGTTGCATCTCTTCATCAGCCTTGTAGGCGCGGATATCGATCAGAGCCGCAACGTGCTTGATGTGGGCATACCTCAATGCTTTTCCGCTTTCGTCGATAGTGGTCACGGGAATTTGAATCCGGCGGCTATTGATCGCTTCTGTGAACGTCTTTTCGTTGAGATTCTTGAAGTAGTGGACACGCAGCTTTTCAAGTGGAATGAGTACGTCGCCGAAAAGACGGTAAAGCATGTCAACGGTGCAGGTATCAGGCGCTGGAAGCAGTCGCAGCGGTGTTTGGTTTGCGTTGTTCATGTGGCTATTGAGCCTCCTTGCGTTTGGATCGTGATGGGTGGTTCCAGGCGTTCAGGCAATGGCGTTTGGTCAATTCCCGCAGATGTTCGGGCACCTCCTGGAGCGCGGCATTGCGCTCCTCACGTGTCCGCATTGCGATGATCTGGCGGGCGTACTCCCTAGGCCACGTCACGGCGGTCTGCCGGGATGGCAGGCAAGTCGATGTCCAACTGCTCGGCCAGCCAGCGAAGGCCGGACTGGGTTACCCGGGTCGACTGGCTGTACTGCATGCCGTACTTCTCGTCGTACCAGGGGCTGACCTTGACTCGCAGGTGGGCTTTGTCGCGCTCCGGGGCCGTCGGCAGGTTTCCCTTGAGCAAACCCTTTTCGCGCATGCGGGCGATGAGCTTGGGACGGGTTAGGCCGAGATGGGCAGCTGTTTGGGCGAGGGTACGTTCCATGTCGCCCTCCTTAAGCCGCATGTGCAGCAGGAGTGGCTGCTGCAGCAATTTGGCTGATGGATTCGCTGACCTTGCCGTAGATCTCGACATCGGTACCGCACGCGGTGAAACACCGGGTGCGCGGGCTCTTTATGCCGATGCTGAGGATGGCGGTGATGCAAGAGAGAGTGTGCGGGCGATGAACAGCCACGTGCAGCGGCAGATCGAAGCCCATGTCGAGGCTCAGCACGCCGCCGGTACGAATCAGCTCGAATACCCGCTGCTTGTCCTCCACGTCAAAGCGGCCGTATTGGCGATCGGCATGCGCGCGATGCACTAGGTCGCTGGTGCTGCTCGGATCAAGCGGGCCGTTGGCGATCTCCTCGATGAAGTCGGCCAGCTTGAGGTGCATCTTCTTGTCGTTCGGCAGGGTCAGCGTGTGGCGTTCACTACCGAGCTCGATGACAAAAGTGCTTTCCACGGTGCCGCGTTCGGCCTTGAGACGGAATGCCAGGCACTCGCGCCTCGGCGCTGTGCGCAGGACGTGGTTGAAGGTCTCGGTCAGGTTGACCTGAGCGTTGAGCAACTGCAGGGTACGGTTGTCGATTTTGTACTTGGTCATGCTGCGCGCCCTCCGCCGTTTGGATGGAGTGGGGTGGGGGCGGTGTGAGCTTGCTGCTTCGGTTTACTAGATACAAACGAGCAGCCGCTCTGGCGTGCTAGACGGCGGATTTCGAAGATACGGGATGGGACAGCAGCGGCCGGATGGACGTGCAGGGTTGCTGTGGTGTGCATGGTCTTGCCTCGCTCTGTGGTGGAAGAGTGAGACAAATATCAACCAGCGGTTGCGATATGTCAACTGATGGTTGCTTTTCAGAAAAGTGGAAAAATTAGAGGGTTAGTGGCATTCTGCCTGCCTTAACGCAGGATGGCAGAGTAATTCAGTTATGGAAAATTTTTATCCATTAAGCTTCTTTCAGGCTGTAGGCGGCTTATTGTGTATTTCCGCATTAGTCTTCAGCTTCATATCTTTATTCGAGAATTCTAGGACGCACGCAATACGTATACTCGCTATATTTCTCGTCGTTGCTCTGGCTCTTTTTGCTAATCATGTGACAGTGTATTTTGCTTCGGTATTTATAATTGCAACGGCGGTTACTGAGCTAGAGTTTCTTCAGACTTTGGCTGCAATTCTAAGGGGCAATAAAGAATATTTTGCCTATAAGAAAGAAACTCTCTCTGATGAGGCGAAGTATAAAAGCTCAAAGGCGGAGTTGGTGGAGTTGGGTGCTCTTCCAGTTGTGGCTGCTAATGATTCTCGCGGAAAAAGTGAGATGGAAATTCCTAATGTGCCACCGGCCAGTGGTGAAAAGGAAAATATTGGAGACCAGAAGGTAACTGATATTGAGTCTTCGGCTGACGTCTCTAGTGAGCTTGGTGCGGATGAAAGGGAAGAAAAGTACGGCTCTGACAATAAATATCCTTCACCAAGTTCCAAGCATTATCATGTTAGAGACTTAAAAGAGTCGCCCGTAGCTTATAAGAATTTTAAGAAAGATGAGATGCGGATGGCAGTTCAACGGGTCATTTCCTTGGAGTCAAAAGCGATCGATTATGTCCAAGGGATGTACGGAACAATTGTTGAGCGAAATGTTGTTTACAGATCTAAAGATTCTGATTTGGTTTTGGAGTTGGACGGACTTATAACTCGGCCTAATGCGATTGGTTATATAGATCAGATTTTTGAGGTGAAGTACCTTTCTGCACCATCAAAATTAGAAGCGCTTATCAGCCAGCTCCCCAAAGTTGCGGTGAAGTCGCATCAATATAGGCAGATTACTAAAAGACAGGCTTCACTTCAGCTGGTTGTGGTACTTGATTATGAGCACGGTCTATCTGAAGGTGAGTTGGAGATGCTGCGGGTTGGTATAACTAAGTGGGATATAGACGGTTTCGTTGTTGTAACGTCTAAAGAACTGGGGGCGCGAAATTTTACTCAGGAATGAATGAGCCGACTACTTTCCCGCAAATATGCGTTTCCTCGGTGATCTCAATAATGGGGTATTGAGGGTTTATAGGCCTAAGGAACTGTCGGCCAGCATCCTCTACCAATATTTTAAAAGTGGCTTCATTGGTCCGAGGAAGGCTGGCTATTACGCGATCACCTGTCTTCGTTTCTGCTTCAGGATCAACAAATATTATACATCCGGTTGGATAGCTACGACCTGGGCCAGGATTAGTCATCGAGTCGCCAAGTACCTTCAATGCGTATCCATGAATACTGATAGGCACTGGGCATGATAACCATGAGTCTGGATCATAAGTTTCAATGTTCGAAACCGCCTCGCACCAAGCCCCTGCTTGTACCCACGAGATTAAAGGCACTTTCCCAAAACGTTGATTAATCTCGCGGACATTGCCTTCAACAGCAGTGTTGAGATGCACGACATTACCGTCACAGGCTTGCTGCTTCGGGTGTACCCCATATTCCAGCCACTCCCGACGAACCTTCAGCCACGAACATAGTGCAGCCATGCTGTCCGCTTCTGCCATTGCTTCGCCATTAAGCCACTTACTTATCGCCTGAGTTGTTTTATCGACCCCGAGGCTCTTCAGTTTACGATGAATATCCACGCCACGACCTCGCGCACGTACACCGGCGTCGTTCAGGGCTTCGTGTAGGCGCTCGCTGAAAGCTGCGCGGAGAGCATTTTTATCAACCATGGGTTGAGAGTCTCACAAAGGTTGCGCAATAGTCAGTTGATCTGTAACATCAACCGTAAGTTGATAAATGGAGGTTGTCATGCTGGACCCCGCAGATTTTCCGAGTGCGATTGCGTTCGCTTTTGAAGCCGTAGGCGGCATCGGGGCCGCTGCGAAGGTATGCAATAGAAGCTACCAAGCACTGAACAAATGGCGTCAGGCTGCATGCCTGCCGAGAACGGATTACACAGGTGAAACCAAATACGCTGAGCTGTTGGCGACTGCTGCGAAGCAGAAAGGCAACGCATTCCAAGCTGCTTGGCTTTTGAGCGCTTCGGCTCCGCAAAAAGCTGCAGCGTAGATAGAAAAAAGGCGACCCAAAGGCCGCCCAGTTCCTCCCGGCACGCACCACCACAGCGCTGTCGGGCCGCGTTAGGAGTAGGCGGGCAAACCAAATGCAAACCGCCCAGTCCTCTCGCGTTTTCCAAGGCTCGGAAGCTTTGGTGTTGCTGCCTTTTCCACCACAGAGCTGGCAGCTGTTGCGCTAGGGGTGAACAACGGATTGTTCGCCCCAGCACGGTGCCGGTGTTGGTCTATGAAACCTCGCCGGCGTTTGGGCACTTACACGCCACACGACAAATGTACCACCACTCCCTGTCGTGCGGCACTGGCAACATTCAAGGATTAATGCCATGAGCCGAATCGCTCTGAGTTCCGTAGATCGGGCACAGCGGGAAGTCCTGCCGCTCGATTTAGCGCTGTACCACGCCGCTCGCGAATACCCAGGCGGCGCTGCGGCCATCGCCGCCACGACCGGTCGCAACCCGACCACGCTGCAGCACAAGCTGTCGCCGACCCATCCCAGCCACTCCATCAACATTCAGGAGTTTGGCGAAATCCTCGAACTGACCAAGGATCGCCGCATTCTCGATGCAGTACATGCGCTGGTCGGCGACACGGTCTGGCAGGAGTTGGCCGACACCTACACGAACGACATGCCTGAAACCCTCACGACTGGTATCGCCGAGTACTTCCGGCAGGTCGCGGATCTTGCCGAGACCTGGGCCAAGAGCATCGGCGACGGCGTCGTCACCGATCAGGAACTCGCCGCGATTCGTCTGCAGGTGTTCCGGGGTATTCAAGGGTTGCTCGGGTTGTTCAACCGCGCCACCTACGTCAATCAGACGACGCGAGGTGTTGACCGTGGCTGACATCGCAGACTTTGCTAATGATCTCGTCCAAGAGCGTGTCGACCAAGCGCTCGCAGCACGTCGCTTCGCCGCCAAACCTGCATTGGCGGCGCACTCTTATATGTTCTGTGAAGATTGCGAAGAGCCGATTCCAGAGGCACGTCGTGTGGCGCAACCAGGCTGCACGCATTGTGTGGACTGTCTTTCGCTCGCGGAATTAAAGGGAGCTCGTCATGCTCGATGAAGTTTTGGCGCAGTTCGCGGATTACGGCCTTGTACCAGCGCAACCGCTTGTGTTCGGCAAGCTCACCCGGTGCAAGACGGCGCAGGATAAGGGCACCGAGAAAAACGGCTGGTACGTCGCCCATGAACACCGTACCGAGAAAGGTGAGACGCTGATTTTCGGTTCGTTCGGCGATTGGCGTTCGGGTGAGACGCAGAAGATCAAGGTCAAGGCCGGTCGGATGTCACCCGAAGAACGCGAAGTGATGCGCGCTCGGCAGGAAGAGGGCAAGCGTCGTGCTGCTGAAGTTGCGGCCAACGCGGCGCGCCGGGCGGCGAAGCGAGCGGATGGCTTGTTCCAGCGGATGCCGGAGAAAGGCCGTAGCGAATACCTGGACCGCAAGCAAATTGTCGGTATCCGGGTGCGCTACGCGCCGCGTTCCGGGGCAGTCTTGGTCCCCATGAGCAATGCGCGGGACGACATCGTCGGACTTCAGGTGATTTACCCGAACAAACAGGAAGATACTGGCCGGGACAAGACGTATTGGCCCTACGGGATGTCAAAAGAAGGGGCTTTTCACCTCCTAGGACCGGACGCCGATCCGGGCGATCCCGTGCTGGTGTGTGAAGGCTACGCGACTGGCGCCAGCCTGCACATGGCGACCTCGCTTACCGTGGCCGTAGCATTCGATGCGGGGAACTTGCTTGCAGTTTGTAAGGCCATGCGTGCGCGGTTCGCGGGCTGTCCGCTGATCATTTGCCGCGATGATGACTGGAAAACTACCAAGCCGAACGGTGATGCGTGGAACCCTGGTGAAGAAAAGGCCAATAACGCGGCACTGATCGTCGGTGGCCAGGTGGTTGCTCCAATCTTTTCCGGTGAGCGCGGTGATAAATGGACCGACTTCAACGATTTGCACGTCGCAGAGGGGCTGGAGGCGGTGCGTCGCCAGGTGTTGGCGGTGGTCAAGCCGCCGGCCGCAGGCGGTTGGAAAGATCTCCTGGCCCGTAGTGACAGCGGCGCACTGATCGCACACATGCAGAACGTTGAATTGATCCTCGCCAATGATCCTCGCTGGGCCGGAGTCATCAGTTTCAGCGCGTTCAGTTCGAAGATCGTTAAGCTCCGTGCAGCGCCTTATGGCGGGGGCACGGGCGACTGGGCTGACATTGATGATGTGCGAGTTATGAAATGGCTTGCACAGCATTACAACCTGCGGGTTAAGGCCTCCCATGTGATTGAGGCGGTGAGTGTCGTGGCGCATGACCACGAGTTTCACCCGGTGCGGCAATACCTTAAAAAGCTTGAATGGGATCGTGTGCCGCGTCTGGAAAGCTGGCTGACGGACGTGATGGGTGTTAGGGCTTCTGCATATTCCTCCAAGGTCGGCAAGCGCTGGATGATTTCGGCTGTAGCGCGGGTGATGAAACCGGGCTGCAAGGCTGACTCGGTGATGATCCTCGAAGGTGCGCAGGGTGCTGGTAAATCGACAGCGATGAGCATTCTTGGCGGTGAATGGTTCATGGACACACCGTTCGCCCTGGGCGACAAGGACGGTTTTCAGGCGATCCGGGGAAAGTGGATCGTCGAACTTGGCGAGCTGGACAGCTTCAACAAAGCGGAAAGTACAAAGGCCAAGCAGTTTTTCTCGGCGTCCACCGATACCTACCGCGAGAGTTACGGCCGTCGCACCATGGACGTCCCGCGTCAGTGCGTCTTTGTCGGCACCACCAACCAGGAGGAGTACCTGAAGGACGCCACCGGTAACCGGCGGTATTGGCCGGTAGCCTGTACCAAGGTGGACCTCGAGCTGCTGCGCTCCATTCGCGACCAGCTATGGGCCGAGGCTGTGTTTTGTTACGACGCGGGTGACCTCTGGTGGGTGACGCGAGATGAGGCGACATTGTTCGCTGAGGAGCAGGACGAGCGCTTCGTGGTGGATGAATGGGAGACGCCAATCCTGACCTGGCTGGAGGAGTCGCAGATTGGAGAGACTACGACCGGCAGTGAGATTTTGACGCAAGCGCTCAAGCTTGATCCGGGACATTGGGGCAAGCCGGAGCAGATGCGGGTCGGGGCGATACTGCATCGGCTAGGTTGGAGTCGTTACCGGCTCGGAGCAATGACCAAGAGCCGGATCCGTTTGTGGGGCTACAAGAAACCTGAGGGCTGGGGCAAGGCGTCTGCTTTGGAAAATGAGCGTGTCGAGGAGCCTTGTTTCGGTGATTAAGGAGATCGATTCGTTGCTGAAGAAGTGGGCTCAGGAGCTGCACTCCGATCATTCGAAAGGGGGGCTGGCAGGTGGCAACATGGTCGCGATGATGATGGAGAGCAACGGCCAGTTGATCCGTGGGCGGCGTGCATTCCGTGCGCCGTTGGAGAGCTCGTTAGATATGGAGCTGATCGTGAACAAGCATCTCGCGCCCGAGCTGATGACGGTTGTGCGGGAGCACTACTGCACCCTCGATGTCGACATGCGTTTGCGTTATGCGCACTGCGGCTGCGGGCGTGACACTTATTATCAGCGCCTGCATGACGCACACCTGCAGATTCTTGGAGTCATGATGGGGGTAGCTGCTTGATCCCAGGCACGGCTCCGGCAGTTGCTGTCCCACCGGCCCGCCTTGTCCCACTATGTTTAGACGTAGTGGGACAGGTGCGGGCCTTGTCTTTACTGGGTTGTCCCACCGTCCCACCTTGCAGCGTCACCCGCCCGCATATGCGTAGCAGGCACATTTCACGCGCGTTTCACGCGCAAGCGTGTTCTTAAATTTCTCCCTTTACACGAGAAAGGAGATAAATAAGTAGGACGGTGGGGCGAAGCCCCGAATCTAGGCGTTCTCAGGCGTCCCACTTCGATTTTGAAAGGTGGGACGTATGGGACGCCGAATCAAAAGCGATAGCCGAGTGAATACGTTGTACCCCTGTCGCACCCGCGTCGTACCCATATTGCACCCGTATTGTTCCATGGCATTAAAACTCGCTTGCTGCCACCGGAATCGCCCTGTAAAAAGTACCCATCTTCGATAGGTGCGACCGCAGATTGCGGCAGTCACCACACCACCAAACCCGGCCATTGCGCCGGGTTTTTGCGTTTAGGGGTTGGCGATGACAAACGAGCAACAAGCGCTGGCAGAGATGCCGATCTGGTTAGTGATCGTCCTGGCCCTGGTCGGCGGCGTATCGGGGGAGATGTGGCGAGCCGACAAGGATGGGGCGCGGGGCTGGGCGTTGTTACGCCGCCTCGCGCTTCGGTCTGGTGCCTGCATTGTCTGCGGAGTGTCGGCGATGATGCTGATGATCGCGGCGGGCATGACGATCTGGACGGCAGGCGCCTTGGGTTGTCTGACGGCGATGGCCGGTGCCGATGTGGCCATCGGGTTGTACGAACGCTGGGCCGCCAAGCGGCTGGGCGTTTCGGAGTCGACATCGGCCGACCGCAGCTAGGTCGGCGGCCGGGTGGGGGGCGCCATTTTTCCGGGTCCTCCCTGAGGGCCGCCCCCTACACGGGTTAGCGAACTCGCGGGATCTCTGCAGCTGAGAATTTTGCAGTGATGTCCGTCTTTTCAAAGGGTTAGATATGGGCAGGACTGTTAGCAAGGCCGACTTGAGCGAGATCGTCGGCCGCGATGAGCGCACCCTGACCCGTTGGCAGAACGACGGCATGCCAGTGACCGAGTTCGGCCTCGGTCGGGGCAACGAAAACCAATATGACACTGAAGCAGTGATTCAGTGGCTGATGCACCAGGCCTCGCTCAACGGCAAGAAAGAATCTTCCCGCGACCGCCTCGACCGGATCCGCGCTGACCGCGAAGAACTCGCGATGGCCAAGGACCTGGGAGAGGTCGTCATCGCCGATGACCTGGTCGAGCGCTTTGAAGCAATGATCACCGCCGCAAAGGTGGAGCTACTCAACACATTTCCCGACGCCTTGGCCGCCGAACTGTCGGCGCGCTACGGGGTGGAAGTCGACGATCAACTGATCAGGGATCCCATTGAAGCCATCCTGAGGAGGCTTTCTGACTATGACAAGGATGATGCCCCGTCAGATGGATATTCTGACGAACCGGACGATCCGGAGGGCTTTGAAGAAAACGGCGACTAAGGCGCTGCGCGGCGCCTGCCGCAAGTGGGCGCCACCGCCTCGCATGAGCATCATCGAGTGGGCGGACAAGTACCGTTGGCTCGCCCCCGAGGAAGCGGCGCGCCCTGGTAAATACCGCTTCGATGTAACACCGCACCTGACTTGGCCCGGTGGGCCGTTGGAAGCGTTGGACGATCCAGCCGTCAGCGAGATTGTCGGCCGCAAGTCGGCACAGGTGGCCTGGACATCTGGCGTGCTTGGGAATGCACTTGGTAAATGGATCGACATTGACCCGTCGCCGATCCTGGTGCTGTTTCCCAAAGCTGAAGCCGCCAAGCAATACGTTGGCGAAAAGCTCGAACCGATGATCGAAGCCACACCACGCCTGCGCAAGAAAGTCGACTTGCGTAGTCGCAAGCTGCAGCAGCGTCAGGACTTCAAACGCTTCCCCGGCGGCTTTCTGAAAATGGTTGGCTCCAACAGTCCGGCCAGCGTGAAATCCACACCGGTGCCACGCGTGGCCATTGAGGAGCCTGATGACTGCAACCTCAACCTGCGCGGACAGGGCGACAGTATCAAGCTGGCCAAAGAGCGACTGAAAACCTTCCGTCGCTCGAAGATCATCATCGGTGGGACACCGACCATCAAAGGCCTGTCGGCGATTGATGCCGAGCTGGAACTGTCGGATAAGCGTGTTGGCCTGGTGCCCTGCCATGAGTGCGGCGAGGAACACGCGCTGAGCTTTGACAACCTGCATTGCGATGAGGATCCGGATTACCTGCATGAGGTGTACGGCAAGAAACGTCCGGAAAAAGCGTTCTATTCCTGCCCGCACTGCGGTGGTATCTGGGACGATAACCAGAAAAACGCCAACCTCAAACATGGGCGCTGGTCGGCCACGGCTGAATTTCGCGGTATCGCGGGTTACATCCTCAACGAGCTGTATGCGACGTTCTGGGGATCGCGTTTTCAGGTGTTGATGGAGAAGAAACTTCAAGCCGATCACGCGGCTTCGCAGGGCAACATCGGGCCGATGATCGCCTTCGTCAACAGCTCTAAAGGTGAGAGCTACGAGTACCAGAGTGACGCGCCGAAGACCGATGAACTGGAGAAGCGCGCCGAGCCTTACGCCGAGCTGACAGCACCGAATGGTGTGTTGTTGGTCACCGTTGGTGTCGACGTGCAAGGCGATCGCCTGGCACTGGTCATCACCGGATGGGGGCGTGGTGAAGAGTCATGGCGGCTGTATTGGGGCGAACTTCATGGCAACCCCATCGACCCGCATGATGCTGTGTGGCAGGAACTGGACCGGGTGATCTCCCGCCCAATTCCCACCGAGGGCGGTGCCCAGCTGGCGGTGTCAGCGGTAAGCATCGACAGCTCCGACGGTAATACCAGCGATGCGGTTTATGCCTACGTTCGGGATCGCCAGCGCTACAACGTCATGGCGATCAAAGGGGCTTCCGTCGACAGTCGTGACAAGGAGATTTTCACCAAACCACCGCAGTCAGTGGATACCTCGCAAGACAACACCAAGGCTGCGAAATACGGCCTGCGGGTCCACATCGTTGGCACGCACAAAGCCAAGACCCTGATCGACGGCCGACTTCGGCTGAAAGGCGCAGGGCCTGGCCGAATGCACTGGTACAGCGAGATTCGCTCGGACTACTACGAGCAGCTCACCAACGAAGTGCTGGCGCCGCACCCACGCAACCCCAGCAAGATGGTGTGGCAGAAAAAGGCCGGACGGCGCAACGAAGCGCTCGACTGCGAGGTGTACGCCTTGCATGCGGCGCGCAGTCTGAAAACCCACCTGCTGCGCGATCACGAATGGGACCAACTGGAGCAGCAACTGCTGCAGCCAACCCTGTTCACCACCGAACAACCGGTCGCACCGGTACCGCGCCGAGCCGTCGCTCGTGGGCGGGGCACCCGCAGTCGCGCGGGCTACTAGGAAAACAAACATGACAGACGCACAACAGCGCCTCGCGGAAGTCCGGGCGGCGATCTCTGACGTCCTGAAGAAAGGCCAGCGCTTGCGTCGTGCGGATCGCGAACTGTATCGCGCCGAGCTGAACAGCCTTCGCCTGCTCGAGCAGCAATACGCGAAGGAGGTCGCGCTGGAACAGGCCCAACAACAGGGACGCGGCCGCAACCGCATCTCCTACATGAAGATCTGACTATGGGATTTTTTCGAAAAGACCCGGCCGAGTTGCTGATGCGTGAGGCGATCAAGCTCACCAAGTCGGCAAACGAGGCCCGACCTATTGTCGCTCAAGGTGGTGGGGGTGGTGTTGAGACGCGCTGGCGCGGTGCCTCACGCGTGCTGCGCAGTATGGCCAGCTGGATACCCGGGCTCGGCAGCCCCCGACGCGACCTCGACCAAAACGAGCGGCGCATGTTGGTGGCTCGTTCGCGGGATGCCATGCGCAATCACCTGATCGCAAGAGCGGCGATCACTCGCCTGCGCACCAACGTAGTCGGCACCGGCCTGGTTTGCCGTTCGCAGATTGATCACGCGGCGCTCGGGTTGAGTGAAGAGCAGGCCGAAGACCTCAATGCCCAGCTCGACCGACTCTGGTCACTGTATGCCGATGATCCACGCGAGTGCGACGCGGAGGCGACGCTCAATCATTACCAACTGCAGGCCCTGGTCATGGTCTCGTCGATGGTCGGTGGTGATGTATTGATTGCCAGCCCCGACGACGAACGTCCCGGCTGTGTGTTCAGTACACGGCTGCAACTGATCGAGTCGGATCGGGTGTGCAACCCGGCTGGAAGGCTGGATAGCGCGAACCTGGTGGACGGCGTCGAATTCGACAGACTCGGCGCTCCGTTGGCTTATCACGTGTGCACCGGTTACCCGAACGAGTTCACCGCCGGCCAAGCGCTGAAATGGGAGCGTTTGCCAGCTTTCGGTGAAGCCACTGGCAGACGCCGAGTCATGCACGTCATGGCCGACAAGGAGCGCCCAGGGCAGAAGCGAGGCGCGCCGTATCTGGCCCCGGTGCTGGAGCCACTGCAGAAACTGGAACGCTACAGCAGCGCCGAACTGATGGCGGCGGTGATCTCGGCCATGTTCACCGTGTTCATTAAGAAGACCAACGACTTTCAGGTCGGAAACCTGCCGCTGACCGCCTTGGCGAACGAAGGCGGCGGTCCTGGTGGCGATACCACGGGAGATGGCGAACTGGCCTTGGGCGAGGGCGCGATTGTCGACCTAGGGCAGGGCGAAGAGCCGGTCATTGCCAACCCGGCCCGGCCCAACGCGCAGTTCGATCCATTCTTCACCGCCGTGGTCAAGGAGATCGGCGCGGCTTTGGAGCAGCCAATGGAGGAACTGCTGCTGCACTACAGCAGCAGTTACAGCGCGGCCCGTGCGGCGATGCTGCAGGCGTGGCGCTTTTACAGCCTGCGCCGTTGGTGGCTGATCTGCGACTTCTGCCAGCCCAGCCGTGAACTGCTGATCGACGAGGCGGTGGCGCGTGGATTGATCCAGCTGCCCGGCTATGCGGATCCGGCCAAGCGCAAAGCTTATTGCCAAGCGATCTGGATCGGACCGGCCCGTGGCGCCATCGATGAGTTGAAGGAGGCCAATGCCGCCGGCAAGCGCATCGAGATCGGCGTCAGCAACGAGACGCTGGAGACAGCCGCGATGACCGGCGAGCCGTGGCAGCAGGTGTACCGGCAACGCGTGCGCGAAGTTGAACAGCGCCGCAAGGATGGCCTGCACACGCTACCCAAAGGGCGCGAACAGGAAACACCACCCGATAACCCCAACGAGGAATAACCATGCCCCGCGCATTCGAGCTGGCTGCCTCGCAGCCCTGGCTGATGCTGCCTGGCGCCCTGGAAAACCTGCTGACCATCGCAGACCGAATGGGCGACCCGGCGGCGCTGGAGACCCGCACCGGCATGCGGCTAGACAACAGCCGTACCGTCAGCGTGCGCAACGGGGTAGCGATCATCCCGGTGGTCGGCCCCGTGTTTCGCTACGCCAATCTCTTCACCGAGATCAGTGGCGCGACCAGCACCCAGGTGCTGGCGATTGACCTGCAAAAAGCGCTGGACGACCCCAAGGTCAGCGCAATCATTTTGAACATCGACAGCCCAGGCGGCGTTGCCGCCGGGATCAACGAGCTGGCCGACCACATCCATGCTGCCCGAGACCGCAAACGCATCGTCGCCTACATCGGCGGCACCGGTGCCAGCGCAGCCTACTGGATAGCCTCGGCGGCTAGCGAGATTGTTATCGACGAAACCGCGCTCGCCGGCAGCATCGGCGTCGTGGTCGAGGCAGTGGTGGAAGGCGAGGCCACCACTGGACGCAAGCGCTACCAAATCGTCAGCCGCAACGCACCCAACAAGCGGGTGGATTTGTCCACCGAGGAGGGGCGGGCCAAGGTTGGCGAAACCGTCGACGCCATGGGCGACGTGTTCGTAGCCAAGGTGGCTCGCAACCTTGATGTGGATCCGGAGCGCGTTCCCGAGATGGGCGACTTCGGCGGACTGCGTGTCGGCGCCGCCGCTGTCGAGTCTGGCCTGGCCCATCGTCTGGGCTCGCTTGAAGCATTGATTACCGAACTGGCCAAAACGGCCGCAACCCAACCGAGGAAATTCAACATGACCACCGTCAGCAGCACGGCGGAGTTGCGTGAGGCGCTGGCCGCCGGCACGGATCCGCAGACCATCCAGATCGCCCAGGCGAGTCAGCCGGATCTGGAGAGCATCCGCACCCAGAGCCGCGAGGAGGGCGCGACCGCTGAGCGGCAGCGCATCACCGGCATCAACGCCATGGCCAGCAAGGGATTCGAGACCGAGATCGCTGCCGCTATCGATGCCGGTACCTCGGTCGAGGCCACCGCGCTGCAACTGTTCAAGGCGGCGCAGGATCGCGGCATCTCACTAAACGCGATCAAGTCCGATGCAACCGGCGCCTCGACCTCGACCCCGACCGATAACGATGACCAGGGCGAACGTAAGGCCGTGGTCAACGCCATCATCGTGGGCGCCTCGCGCCGCTGACAGGAGAAGATCATGAGCAATCCAGAACGCCAAACCTATGTGCCCGAGCAGCTTTCAGCGGGCGCTTTCCCGGTAATGATCGACATCGCCGTGATCGCCGCCGGCCAAAACCTTCCGCGAGGTGCAGTCCTCGGTCAGGTCCAGGCGAGTGGCGAGTACGTGCTGTGCAAGGCCGCCGCCACGGACGGCTCTGAGGTGCCTTCAGCGATTCTCGATCAGGCCACGGATACCAGCAAGGGTGTCCAGGCGGCACCGATCCGACTGACCGGCGAAGTGCTGGCCACCCAACTCACTCTCGGCGAAGGGCTCACTGTAGCGAAGGCGAAAGCCGCGCTACGAGCTCTGTGCCTGTTCGTTCGTTAACCGGAGTTTCCGATGGATATTTTTGATACCCGCACCATGCTGGAAGCGGTCGAGCAGATGCCGACTGCACGTCGTTTTCTGCTGAACACTTTTTTCAATGGCGGCACTCCGGTGACCTTCCCGACCAAGACCGTGGACATCGACATCATCAAGGGCAAACGCAAGATGGCGCCATTCGTCAATCCGCGTCTGCCGGGCAGCCTGTCGCTGCGTGAGGGGTACACCAGCAGCACTTACGCGCCGCCGTACATTCAGCCCAAACGTGAGACCACTGCCGAGCTGGTGCTCAAGCGTGCGGCCGGCGACAACCCGTACGCCACCCGTACACCGCTGGAGCGTGCCGGCCAGTTGCTTGGCAAGGATCTGCGTGACCTGGACGACGAGATCGTCCGCCGCGAGGAGTGGATGTGCGCCCAGGCGCTGACCACCGGCAAGGTTCGCGTGATCGGCGAGGGCGTGGACGACACCATCGACTTCCTGATGGCCAGCGACCACCGGATCAGCCTCGGCAGCGGGCAATGGGGCACGTCCGACAGCGACCCCATCGGCAACCTGCGCAGTTGGAAACGCAAGATCGCCAAGGCCTCCGGCCGCACGGCCAACACGGTGGCCATGAGTGGCGAAGCGCTGGACGCCTTCCAGTCCAATACGAAGGTGATGGAGCAGCTCAACACCCGCCGCGTCGACATGGGCATGATCAAGCCGGAGGAGCTGCCCGACGGTGTGACCTACTTGGGTTATCTGAACGATCCGGGCGTCGACCTGTACGGCTATGACGAGTGGTATCTGGACGATGACGACGACGAACAGCCAATGATCCCGGTCGGTGGCCTGATCCTCGGTGCCACTTCGACGCGCAACGCGATGCTGTATGGCGCAATCCAGGATCTGGAGGCCGTGGAAAGCGGCCTGGTTGAAGCGGCCCGCTTTCCGAAAAGCTGGGTCACCCAAGAGCCGAGCGCTCGCTGGTTGAAGTTGCAGAGTGCCGCTTTGGCCGGCCTGCTGGAGCCGGACGCTTTCATCTACGCCAAGGTGGTGTGACATGGCCAAAAAAGCCGAATACCTGGTGATTGATGGTTGCGTGCAGGACGGTCGCATGGTCGTGGTCAAGGGCGAGCCCTACAGCCCGGCCAGCAAGGAGGTGGCAGACGCGCTGTTGGCTGAGGGGCGCATTGCAGCCATCAAGGATCCGCGAGCGCAGCAATTGCTGCGAGACAACCCAGGCACAGTCGACGACGTCGACGTCGGTGAGTGACTGTGGGCTTTCGCGAGTTGAGTGAAGACATGGATGCCCTGGTGCTGGATGGGCTGGGCGACATGGGAACGGTCGGCGGTCGTGAGATCGCCGGTTTCTTTTCCGCACCTTGGCTGCAGCCTCGTATGGGACGGCTCAACACTGGTCTGCGGGAGCCTCGCTTCGAGGTTCGCGTCTGCGATGCGGACGGAGTCGAAGAGGGGCAATTGGTGGACATTGACCTACCGACGCAGGACGGCGGCGGCCAGTATGACCTAGTGAAGCTCGAGCCTGACGGCGACGGCTGGGTGGCATTGCTGTTGAGGGCCAGATGATGAGCGTAGGCAGCTATTTCAAACCATCGGCCAGCGGCGGGATGATCTCGCTGCAGGCTTCCACCTCAGACCTTAAGGCATTTCAGGACTTTGCCGCCTTGGTACCGAAGGCTGCCGCGAACGCGCAGCGCCGGGCAATCAACAAGACACTGCGCTGGCTCGTCACTTATATCGCCCGGGCCGTCGGCCGTCAGGAGCGAATAGCGATCAAGGCTGTGAGGCAGCGTCTGCGGGCATACCCGGTAAGTGGCGGGGCCAACAGCGGCAAGCTTTGGTTCGGTCTCGACTCTATCGAGGCCAGCCGCATCGGCAGCGTTCGACAGGGCAAAACTGGTGTGTCGGTAGCAGGCCGTCGGTATGCGGGCGCCTTCCATAAGAAGGTCTACGGCAGTCAGGCGGACATCTGGATCCGGACAGCCAGCAAACATTTCGACGCCACCGATTACCCGGACAGCGACGTCAGCGCGGTCGGCGGTGTCAGCTCGGGGTGGATCGCTGAACACGGCAGCCGCTTCCCGCTGGCCAAGGCCAAGGTTTCACTGGAGCAGGCCCGGCCTCTATTTGAGGCGTGGATTCGAAAGGCCGACGCTCAACTGGTGCATGTGCTGCAGCAGGAGCTGAACTTTGAACTGCAGAAGCACTTGAAGGGGAAATGACGTGACGGATCAAGTCGACGAGCCGTTCAGCTTTGAGCGGTTGTATCAGGCCATTGAGGCACACATCCGGATTCACCTTCCGGACGTGAGCACGGTGGCCATGTGGCCGGATATTCGGGATCGAATACCTCTGCCTGCGGTGCTCATCGAACTCGCAGAAATGGAGCCAGGGCAGGATCCGGGAACCGGCGAAACGAGCCTTTCCTGCAAGTTCGAAGCGCGGGTGATCACGGATCCGATCCACCGCGACCATCACCAGCAAGCGGTGTTTCTTGCCGGTCAGTTGGCCGTGCTGTTGCGGATGCAGTGCTGGGGCGTCGAGGTCGAACCGGCCGAGTTCGTGCAGTCCATGCCGGACTGGACTAAGCCCGAGCTGGACGGCTACACCGTCTGGGTCGTGGAATGGATACAGCAGATCTACCTCGGCGAGTCCGAATGGCCGTGGCCGGATCTGCCACAGGGCACCCTGGTGCTGAACATCGAACCGGGCGACGGTCCGTTCCGTCCGGAGGACGTGCAATGAGTTCCGGTTATGTCGCCGCGCAGCACGACCGCATGCTCGCCGGCCTGGTCAAGGATTGCTATGTGGTGGCGGTGGATCTCGCCGCCTCGCCACCGGCCTGTCGCGTTTCGGACGGTGAGTGGGTCAGCGGCTGGGTGCGCTGGCACAGTGTCGCTGCCGGCAAGGCACGGCACTGGCGGGCGCCCAGCCTGAACGAGCAGGGGACCCTGATCAGTGCCAGTGGCGATGTGGCCCAAGGCACATTTATTCCCGGCCTGTACGGCAACGGCGGCCCGCCGCCGGATAATCGCGATCACGTCGAAGTCTGGCATTTCGAGGATGGTGGGCGCCTGGTCTACGACTGGCAGGCCAAGAGCTACAGCATCACCCTGCCAACCGGCACGGTCAGCATCAAGGTTGGGACAACCCAGGCCGAAGTGACCGACAACGCCGTCACCGTAAAGTCGGGAACGATCGATCTCGAAGGGAAAGTGAACATCAAGGGACCGGTCAATATCGACGGGCCGCTGCACGCCACGCAGAACATCACCAGCGACGGCGCGATCCTGGACACCACCGGCAACACTGCCAACCACAAACACTGATAACCCTTTCCACCCAGCCCGCCGCGCGCGGGCTTTTTCATGCCTGGAGGTACTCATGGCTAAGGCCAAACCTGAAGTCGAGGCGCTCGCGGAAGCTCAGCCAGTATCAGGGCTTGTCCCTGTTGCCCAGGGATTCCCCGGCAATGCCTCTGACCAGTTCATCACGTTCCGCGACACCCTCTACAGCTCGCGCACAGTCATCCTTCCGGATGGTCGCTCGCTCCCGGTGGCCAAGAGCATCGTAGCGGTCGAAGTGAGTGATGACATCGCGCTGAAATGTCTCAAGGCCCACCCTGAATACGAGCAGCTCAAGGAGTAGATCCGATGATCGGAATGGATCGCCACACCGGGCAGCCCATCTCCGGTATCGAGCATTTACGTCAGTCCGTGGCGGACATCCTCGGCACACCATTGCTGAGTCGTCGCGAACGGCCGGAATACGGCAGCAAGCTACGGCGCATGGTCGACCTGCCCATCAACGAAGGCTGGAAGAGCGCGGCGCAGGCTGAGGCTGTGCGGGCGCTCAACCAATGGGAGCCGCGACTCAAGCTTGAGCGCATCGTGGTTGTCTCCGTCCTCGGCGGCAAAATCAATTTCAAGATCAGCGGCGAATACCTCGGTGAACGCGGCACGTTGGAGGTGTGGGTATGAGTACCCTGGTGGATCTGTCTGAGCTGCCGGCGCCGGACGTGCTGGAACCGCTGGACTTTGAGGACACCTACAGCGAAGCGCTGGGCGTGTTCCGTGGGCACATGGGCCAGAACTGGACGGCCTCGCTGGAAAGCGACCCGGTGACCAAGCTGCTGGAGGTCGGCAGCTACATCAAGCTCGGCAATCGGGCGCGGGTCAACGACGCGGCCAAGGCCCAATTGTTGGCCTATGCCACGGGCGCCGATCTGGATCATCTGGCCGCCAACGTCAATCTGAAGCGCCTGGTGATACAGGCCGCGGATCCGCAGGCCGTGCCGCCCGTGGAGGCGGTGATGGAATCCCACGATGCGCTGCGCGAGCGGGTGCAGCTGGCCTACGAAGGCCTGACCACGGCCGGCCCGCGCAACAGCTACATCCTGCATGCCCGCAACGCTTCGGCGCTGGTCGCCGATGCCACGGCGGAAAGCCCGAAACCGGCCTGCGTCGACGTCACGGTGCTGGGGTTGGAGGGCGACGGCACCGCCGGCCCGGAGCTGCTGGCCTTGGTCGCGGTGGCCGTGAACGACGATGACGTGCGCCCGGTCGGCGACCGCGTCACCGTACGCGGCGCCGAGATCCTGCGTTACCGCGTCGACGCCGTGCTGCACATGAAAGGCACCGGCCCGGAGAACGACGCCGCGCTCACGGAGGCGATCCGTCGACTGGACGCCTGGATCAATCCCCGGCGCCGGCTGGGCGTCGAGGTGGCCCGGTCCGGTGTCGATGCCCAGCTGCATGTCGCCGGTGTCGGCCGGGTGGAGCTGAAGGATTGGCAGGATCTGAAACCCACCAAGGCCCAGGCCGCGTATTGCACGGGTTACACAGTCGTGCTGGGAGGTTGAATGCGCAGTCTCTTACCGCTCAACAGCACGCCCCTGGAACGGGGTATCGAAGCGACCTTCACCGAGACCACGTTGATTCCGTTGCGCACGTTGTACAACCCCGACACCTGTCCGGTGCATCTGCTGCCACATTTGGCTTGGGCCTGGTCGGTCGACCGCTGGGATCCGGCTTGGCCGGAGCCGGTCAAGCGCGCCGCGATCAAGGCATCGTTCTACATCCACAAGCACAAGGGCACCATCGGTGCTTTACGTCGGGTAGTCGAGCCACTGGGTTACCTGATCGAAGTGCTGGAGTGGTGGCAGACGGTACCGGAAGGCGTGCCGGGCACCTTCGCTCTGAAAGTCGGCGTCCTCGATACCGGCATCACCGAGGAAATGTACCTCGAACTCGAACGTCTGATCGATGACGCCAAACCCGTCAGTCGGCAACTCACCGGCCTGGCCATCAGCCTTGAAACGCAAGGCGACCTGAACATTGCAGCGTCCCTCTACGAAGGTGACGAAATCGACGTCTACCCGCCTGTGATGCGTGACATCGAAGTCACGGGCAGCTTCGGCGTGATCGGACGCGAACACTCCATAGACACCCTGGACATCTATCAATGACTGATGCGAATTCTCAGTTTTTCGCCATCCTCACGACTGTGGGAAAGGCCAAGCAGGCAAACGCCGACGCGCTCGGTATTCCCTGGCTGGTCACCCAAATGGGCGTCGGGGACGCCAATAACATCGATCCGGTCATCCCCGCTGAGGGGCAGACCAAGCTGATCAACGAGTGGCGGCGTAAGCCGCTTAACCGGCTGTTCGTCGACCCGGTCAACCCGGCGGTGCTGATTGCTGAGCAGGTCATTCCGGCGGACGAGGGCGGGCGCTGGATCCGCGAGATCGGCCTGTACGACGCGGACGGCGATCTGGTGGCCGTGGCCAACTGTGCGCCGAGCTTCAAGCCGTTGCTGTCACAGGGCTCGGGCCGCACGCAGATCGTGCGCATGAACTTCGTCGTTACCAGTACTGGCAACATCCAGCTCAAGATTGACCCGGCGGTGGTACTGGCCACGCGCGCATTTGTTGAGGCGGCGATTCTGGAAGTGCTGCCGAAGAACAAGACGCCGGGTCAATACACGCGGGTCAAGGTCAATGATCGCGGGCTGGTGGTGGAAGGTGATAACCCGAACACACTGGCAGGCATGGGTATCACGGACACCTACACCAAGACGCAGATCGAGGCGATGATTGCCGCTGCCTCGGCGTTGCCGGTCGGTGTCATGGCGCCGATTCCAGTCGACAAGATCCCGCCCGGGTTTCTGGAGCTGGACGGCTCGGTTAAGAGCATCGCCGTCTATCCCGATCTGGCAGCGTTCCTCGGTACGCTCTACAACAAGGGTGATGAGGGCGTCGGCAATTTCCGGTTGCCGGAGTCGCGCGCCGAGTTTCTGCGCGGCTGGGATCATGGGCGCGGCGTCGATGCTGGGCGGGCAATGGGTAGCTGGCAAGACCATGCGTTTCAGAATCACTTGCATGCTCTGCGGCAAACAGTAACGACTGCAACCTCTACAGGCACGGGTTTGGCGGTGGTCCTCAGTGGAGCGGGTACTGGCGGCAACACTGACGTACCAATGACGGGCAACGTGGGCGCTGAAACCCGTCCTCGCAACTTGGCGGTCATGTGGTGCATCAAGGCCTGGAACGCACCGATCAATCAGGGAAACATCGACATCCAGGCGCTCGCGGCGCTGGCCACGCAGGCCACGGAGGTCAAGCTCGGCACGGCCAAGATTGCTACGCAGGCGCAGACTGACGCGGGTGAAGATGACGCCACTATCGTTACGCCGAAAAAGCTGCGGATGGGGGTTTCGTGGAACTTCGGCGTCAATGGCTGGTTGGCGCTGCCGTCGTGGCTGGGTGGGCTGATTATTCAATGGGGCGGTGCAACAGCTCAGGTGGGCACGACCATTACGCAAAACACCTATGCGTTTCCAATGGCCTTTCCGAATCAGGTTCTAAGAATTCTGGGTTATCGAAGTTCCGAAATGCAAAACGGGAACGCGCCTACGACCGATCACTTTTTTACAGCAAATCTCCTTAACTGGACGGTCACTCACGTCCGTTCTCAAGGGAGCCTTGCAATCCCATTCGTCTATCTGGCCATCGGTCGCTGAGGTGAATATGAAATACGCGACTTTTAGTGATTCCGGCGAGATCATCGGGCGGTTTGATGACCGCTTTCACGCGACGATTCCCGATGACGCAGTCGTTATCCCGGAAAAATTGTGGGGGCCAACGTTGAATGACACGGATGGTGTGTGGCGTTTGGTGGACGGCGAGCTGGTCAAGCAGCCACTGCCAGAGATTCTGCCCGACTTTGTGCAGATGGTGGCCGACGAGCGCTACAAACGTGAGGCAACCGGCGTCACCGTCGAGGGTCTGCAAATCGAAACGACCCGCGACAGTCAGGCGCTGATTGCCAGCACCGGTTTGTCTGCCGTCCTTGATCCCGAATATCGCTGCAACTTCAAGACGGTGACCGGCTTTGTCGAGATCGGATCGGCGCAAATCATTGCCATCGCCAAGGCCGTGCGCACCCATGTTCAGGCCTGCTTTGACCGTGAACTGACGCTGTTGCGCGCCATTGAGGCCGGCGACTACCGCGAGGACATGCTGCTCGAGGGCTGGCCGGATTCCATCCCGCCTGATCCTGTCGAGCTGCAATAGTCGCCCCTCACTGCAGGGGCGTTTTTCATTGCGCCCCACACAGCAATACCTTGAGCCTCGCCAATACGCGGGGCTTTTTCGTTTCTGGAGAATGAGCCTTATGAGTTTCTTTCACGGTGTCACGACCACCTCGGTCGATACCGGCGCGCGCACCATCTCGCTGCCGTCTTCGTCGATTATCGGCTTGTGCGACACCTTCACCCCCGGATTGCTCGGCGGCGGTACCGCCAAGGCCGGCGAACTCAAACTGATCACCACCGAGCGCGAGGCCATCGCCGCCTTCGGCGCGGGGGCTGCGATCACCAAGGCCTGCCAGGCGATCTACACCAAGGCCAAGGCGGTGATCGTCGCCATCGGTGTGCCGAAGATGGACGACCCGGCGCTGCAGACCTCGGCGATCATCGGTGGCGTCTTGGTGTCAGGTCAGCGGACCGGGCTGCAGGCGCTGCTCGATGGCAAAAGCCTGTTCAACGCCCAGCCGCGATTGCTGATCGCACCAGGTCATTCGGCCACTCAGGCGATAGCCACGGCGATGGACGGTCTGGCGCAAAAGCTGCGGGCCATCGCCATCATCGACGGGCCGTGCACCACCGACGAGGCCGCCATGGCCTACGCCGACAACTTCGGCAGCCGCAACCTGTTCATGGTCGACCCCGGTGTGCAGTTCTGGGACACCGATGCCAGCAAGACTGTTGATGCGCCGGGATCGGCATGGACCGCCGGCCTGTTTGCCTGGACCGACGCGACCTACGGTTTCTGGGCCTCCCCATCGAACAAAGAGTTCACCGGCATCACCGGGACCACCCGAGCCGTCGAGTACCTGGACGGTGATGAGACCTGCCGGGCCAACCTGCTCAACAACGCCAACATCACCACGATCATTCGCGACGACGGCTACCGCCTGTGGGGCAACCGCACCCTGTCGAGCGATCCGAAATGGGCGTTCGTCACCCGCGTGCGCACGCTGTTCATCCTCATGGACGCGGTCCAGGCCGGCCACAAGTGGGCGGTCGACCGTTCGATCACCAAGACCTACGTCAAGGACGTCACCGACGGCCTGGAAGCATTCATGCGCGACCTGAAAAATCAGGGCGCGGTGATCAACTTCGAAGTGTTTGCCGATGAAGAGCTGAACACGGCCAGTCAGATCGAGCAGGGCAAGGTGTACTGGCGAATCCGCTTCACTGACGTGCCGCCGGCCGAGAACCCGAATTTCCTCTTCGAAGTCACCAATCAATGGATGACCGAAGTGCTTGAAGCTGCCTAAGGAGGCCACCCGATGAAGCCTGAAGTTTTGTCCAATTGCGCGGCGTTTATCGACGGCGTGAGCTTTGCCGGCGATGTGCCGAGCGTGACCCTGCCCAAGGTCGTGCTGAAAACCGAAACCTACCGGGGCGGCGGCATGGCCGGTGAGATCGAGATCCCGGTCGGTGTCGAAAAGCTCGAATCCGGATTCACCACCAACGGCGTGCGCCGTGAGGCGCTGAAGTGGTTCGGGCTGTCCGACCGCACGGCCTGCAATGCCGTGTTTCGGGGGACGTTCAAAGGCCTCCAGGGGAAGGTCACCTCGGTGATCGTCACCATGCGCGGCGGCCTGAAAGAGGTCGACATGGGCGACTGGAAAGCCGGTGAAAAAGCCGAGACCAAACACAGCATGGCCTTGACCTACTACAAGCTGGAAGTCGGGGGCCGTCTGATCTACGAGATCGACATGGTCGGCATGGTGCTGGTGATCGACGGTGTCGACCAGCTCGCAGACGAACGTTCGGCCCTGGGCCTTTAAGGAAATCCAACCATGAAGCAAGACATTCAATCGACCACTGAAACGCCCCTGCCTAAATGGCTGCAACTGTCCGACGATGGCTTTCGCATCAGCCTCAAATACCCGACCGAATTGTGCGGTGTGACGGTCGACACGCTGATGATGCGCGCGCCGTGCGTGCGGGATGTTCGGGCGGCGCAGGCTGCGTCCAACGGCGATGCCGAGCAGCGCGAAATGTCGCTGTTCGCGTCGCTGACCCAGACCCCCGAGGCGGATCTGATGGGACTGAAGATGGTCGACTACCTGCGCCTGCAGGCCGGCTATTTTCGCCTGGTCACGGACGAGTAAATGCGACGGCTCTACGTTGAAGCTTCTGGCCAAACGCATGGCCAAAGAGACCGGGTTCTCGGCGGCTGAGATCACGGCCATGCCCTTCAACGAACTGGTGTGGTGGCTCTCCGACTGAGCCACCGCTCGATACCCCATCGCATAAGGCCCGCACATGGCGAAGAACCTCGCACTCGGCTTTGTCATTGGCGGCGCCGTCGATCCGACGGTAGGCAAAGCGTTCAAGGACGTCGAAAGCAAGATCAAACATTTGGACTCGGTGGGCAGCAAAGCCCGAGTCCTGCAGAACACCATCGGCGACACCATGCGTTTGCGTGATGAATGGCGCAAGGCGCACACGACCGGTGCCGAGGGCGCCGACAAACTACTAGCCAAGTACGAAAAGAACCTCGCGCTGCTCAAGAAACAGGGCGTCGAGGTCGGACGGTTGAGCAAGGCTTACGCCACCATGGGCCGTGTAGCCGCCGGTGCCGGACTCAAAGCCCTCGGCCACCGGCAGATCGAGGAGGGCCGGTCCGGCTTGAAAAGCACCCTCGGTCAGGCTGGTGCGCTGACCGCCGCCGCAGCCATCCCGACCAAGGTCAGTGCCGACTACGGCGCGATCATTCGTGACATCGCCATCAAGGCCAACATTGCCAACTCACCGGAAGAGGCGCAGTTGTCTAAGACCGTGATCGACACGTCGCGCGATACCGGCATGGCACGCAATCAGGTGGCCGAAGTGATCAACGCCTTGGTCGGTGCCGGCATGGAGCTGGACAAGGCGCTGGCCTACGCCCCAACGGCGGCTAAGTTTGCCATCGGCCAAGGATCGGAAGGCACTGAAACGGCCAAGATGATCAACGCATTGGGGCAGAACGCCAAGATCACTGACCCCAAGGTAATGGAGAAAGCGCTGGAGGCCATCGCCTATCAGGGCCAGGCAGGCAGCTTTGAAGCGGTCGACATGGCCAAGTGGTTTCCCGAACTGCTGGCCGGCATGGGCAAATTGGGCATCACCGGCATGGACTCGGTGACGCAGCTGGGCGCCATGCTTCAGGTGCAGATGAAGACGGCCGGCGGTTCGGACGAGGCCGCGAACAACCTGAAAAACTGGATGGAAAAAATCGGTTCCGGCGAGACGGTCGACGCCTATAAAAAGGCCGGCATCGACTACAAGGGCTCGATGCAGACCGGTTTGCAAAACGGCATGTCGACATTGGAATCCAGTTTTGCCCTGGCCCAGAAATACATCCAGGCCACCGATCCGAAACGGGCTGCCGAAATGGCCAAGGCCACGGCGGCGATTAGCAAAGAGGTCGATCCCGAAAAGGCCAAGGCCATGATGAAGTCGCTGGAGGAGGCCTTGCGTACCGGCGACCTGTTCGCCGACATGCAGGTGAAAGCCGCCCTGACGGCGTACATGCAGAACAAGGATCTGTACAACCAGCTGAAAAAGGACTCGGCCGGGGCCACCGGGATCCTCGACAAGAACCTCGCCGAGCGCCGGCAGACGTCTGCGCAAAAGTGGTCCGAGATGGCCCAGTCCATGGACGACGCCATGCGCAGCATCGGCGATGCGATTCGGCCGGTCACCGATGCCGTGGCTGATGGCATCAACAACGTCAGCCGCAAGCTGTCGGTTTTTGCCGACGAGTTTCCACGGGTCACGCTTGGCATCGGTACGGCCGTGGCTGGACTGGTCGCGCTGAAGGGCGCCGTCAGCGCATTCAAGGTCGGCAAGGGCCTGATGAACCTTGGGCGTGGCACCTTGATGGGCAATCCGAACATCCCGCAAAAGGTGATCGTCACCAATCTGCCAGGTGCTGGGGGCGGGCTGGATGCCGGCGACCTGGATGGAGGCGATGGCAAGAAGAGCAAGAGGGGTAAGGGGGGCGGCAGTAGAGGGGGTGGGCGCGGAGGCCCAATCGCCGAGGGCATGAAAGGTCCGGTGATCTTCGCGGCCGTCGACGCCGGTTTCAAAGCCTACGACACCTACCAGAATGCCGAGACTCAGGACGAAAAGGCCGAAGGTTACGGACAGGCTGCCGGTAGCCTGGCGGGCACTTTGGCCGGTGCGGCCGCCGGTGCCGCCATCGGCACGGCGGTGCCGATCATTGGCAACATCGTCGGCGGCGCGATTGGCGGTTATATCGGTTATATGGGTGGCGACCTGGCCGGCGGAATTCTGGGCAAGAAACTATTCGGCACCGACGAGTCGCTCAAGCGCGTGCCGGACGCCGGGCCCTTGATGATGGCCAACGCCGGACAGAACCTGCCGCCGGTGATGGGCGACATAGCAAAGTCCTTCGAATCCAAGCCAGCCTCTGGTCCGTTGGCACCTGCTGCAATGGGCGATGTGGCCCGGTCACTTGCTGTACCTACAGCTGCACCAGTTCCTCCGGTATTGCTCGCCGCACCGGTTCCGGCTGCCAAATCCGAAGCGCCTAAGGTCGAGCAACAGGTCCAGATCTCGGCGCCGTTGTACATCACCGTGCAGGGCGATGCCAAGGATCCGGCACAGATGGCGCGGGAGCTGCAGCCCTTTATTGCGCAGCAGATGCAGCAGGCCACGCAGCAGCTGCAAAACCGCACACTCTACGATGAACCGCATGTGTAAGGAGGACTGATGGCCTACATGGAGCAACTGCAGTCGGGACTCAAGCAACTGGCTGCAGCAGGGGAGACCGGCCGGCGCAGCCTGGACGGCATGATGGGGCCGGTCAATGGCGCGATCAGCGAAATTAGCGGTGCGGCCTCGGAGCTGGAAGGCATTCCCTTTGTCGGTCCGGCAATCGGGGAAAAGCTGCAGCGTGTGATGCGAGGGGTAAATGCCGCCCAGGCCAAGGTCGGGCAGGTGGTGGCCACTTACAACAAGGCCACGCGAGCCGTGTCAGAGATCGATGAGCGCATGAGCCAACTGAAGGAACAGGCCGCCCGGGCCTCAACCGCAATCAACAAGATCGCCGGCAAGGTCAGCCCGTCGCTGGGGAACATACTGCCCACCGGATCGCTGGCCGGTGACGCGACACCGGTACCGGAAGCGGTGAAGCCATTCCCGCATCTGCTGATCGTGCAGCCGCAAGATCCCAAGGCGATCCCGTATTACTTCAACCTGGATACCGCCGCGTTCGACGAACTGCGGCGCTCCACGGAGTACCGCTGGGCCTCGCAGGAACGTCTGACCCGGCGGCCGGCACAACAGGCGGTGGGCATCGGAGAGGAAAAGATCACCCTCAAGGGCGCGATCTTTCCGGGCTTCAAGGGCGGCATCAAGCAACTGGATACGCTGCGCAGCCTCGGCGCTCAGCAGCTGCCGCTGACGCTGACCACCGGCTATGGCGACGTGCTTGGCACCTGGTGCTTGAAGAATGTCGACGAAGAACAAAGCGCGCTGCTGCAGGGCGGGATTCCGCGCAAGCAGGCGTTCACTTTGGAGTTTGTGCGTTATGGCGATGACCTGCAGAACGTCTGACGGAGATCTGCTCGATACCCTGTGTTACCACGCCTATGGGCATCTCAGTGGAACGGTCGAGGCGGTGCTGGATGCCAATCAGGGCCTGGCCGACGAACCGCAGCCTTATCGGGCCGGTATTGTGATTGAGTTACCAGATCTGCCTCAGCCGTCGGAGGACGGTATAGCGCTATGGAGTTGATGAACTATAGTCACCCACAGTTCACGTTGCTCCTTTAGCTTCATCCTCTTCGAAGCCCGCCCTGTGCGGGCTTTTTTTTGGAGCAAAAATGACCCCCATCTTTCGCATCGTCGCCGACGGTGCCGATATCACCCAGCGGATCAACGACCGTCTGCTGCAGCTGAAAACCACCGACAAACCCGGTATGGAGTCCGACGAGTTTGAATTGCGCATCGACGACCGCGACGGCGCGGTGGTGCTGCCTCCACGCGGGGCCGGCATCGAGATCTTCCTGGGCTACGCAGAAACCAAACTGACTCGAATCGGCCGTTACGTCGTCGATGAGATCGAACTGTCCGGTCCGCCGGACACGTTGGTGATCGGCGGCAAGGCCAGCGACATGCGCGGCAGTGGCAAGACCACCCGCAGCGGCAGCTGGGAAAACGTGCCGCTGTCGCGGATCGTCGCTGATGTCGCCGCACGCAACGGCTGGCAGGCAGTCTGCCCGGTGCAAACCAAGGTGCCGCGTGCCGATCAGCTCAACGAGTCAGATTTCAATTTCATCACCCGCCTGGCCAAGCAATATGACTGCACGGCCAAGGTCGCCGACGGCAAGCTGTTGGTCATGCCGCGGCAAGCTGGGCAGAGCGCCTCGGGCAAGGCGTTCAGTGTGGTGACGATTCAGCGCCGGGATGTCAGCCGCTTTCAGTTTCGGCTCGGCGACCGTAACACCCACAAGGCCGTTTCAACTAAGCACCAGGACAAGAGTACCGGCAAGCTCGCCGTGGTCACTCTCGACAATGACGAGTCGCCGGACGGTCTGCCGCCGGTGCACACCGACCGTCACATCTACCCGAACAAGTCAGCCGCCGAAGCGGCAGCCCAGGCGCGTCTCACCGCGTTCAACCGCTCCACGGCCGGCGTCCGGCTGGAGATGGCAGGGCGCACTGATTTGTTTGCCGAACGATCGATCAGCGCCCAGGGCTTCAAGATTGGGCTCGACGGCGAGTACCTGGTCGACTCGGTGGAGCAGGTGTTTACCCAGGCCGGCTGGAGCACGACGGTCGAGTGCAACGGTGGCAAAAAGGGCAAGGCGAAAGCCAAAGGCAAGAAGAAAAAACCGGCGAAGGATCTGAAGGTTGTTCAGATCAAGCAGTAGTGCTGCATTCCCATCACCCAGGAGAACCCCATGTCACTGACGGAACAACAGCTGCAACGCATCATGCCCAACGCCCGCCGCCAAGCGGGCGTTTTTGTTTCTGCGCTCAATGCTGCCATGGCTCACCGGCAGATCAACACGCCGCAACGCCAAGCCGCGTTTCTCGCCCAGGTCGGACACGAGTCCGGTGAGCTCAATTACGTGCGCGAGCTGGGCGGCGACCAGTACCTGAGCAAGTACGACACCGGAAGTCTAGCCGTCCGGCTGGGCAACACGCCCGAGGCCGACGGCGATGGCCAGCGCTACCGTGGCCGGGGCCTGATTCAGATCACCGGCCGCAACAACTACCTGCGCTGCAGCTTGGCGCTGTTCGGCGATGAGCGTTTGTTGCGCACGCCGGAGCTGCTGGAACTGCCGCAGTGGGCTGCCGAGTCGGCCGCGTGGTTCTGGTGGGTGCGTGAGCTGAACGCCCTGGCAGATCGAAACGAGTTCGAGGTGATCACCCGCAAGATCAACGGCGGCCTGAACGGTCTGCAGGAGCGCCTGCAGTTGTGGGGGCGGGCGAGGGCGGTGCTATGCGCCTCGGCGAACTGATTCCGGCGCCGTATCGGTTGTTTGGCAAAGCGGTACTACTGACCACTCTGGTCGGCGGATCCGCTGCTATCGCCTGGCAAGTACAGGATTGGCGCTTCGGCAAAAAACTCGCCGAACAGGCTCGCCTCCACACCGAAATCCTCAACCAAATGACCCTGGCCTCGGCCGCCCAGCAGCGTGCCGAACAAGACAAACGCCTCGCGCTCGAGCAGCGCCTGGCATCCAGTGAACAAACCCACTACCGAGCCTTGAGCGATGTCCAACGTGATCAAGGGCGCCTGCGCGACCGCCTTGCCACTGCTGATCTGCGCCTGTCAGTCCTCCTTGATGCCACCACCGGTGCCGGCAGCGGATCGCTGCCAACCTCCGCCGCCGCCAGCGGCGTGGTTCATGGCACCACAAGAGCCGAACTTGACCCAGCGCATGCTCAACGAATTATCGACATCACCGACGACGGCGACCGAGGATTAATAGCGCTTGGAGCGTGTCAGGCTTACGTGTCAGAAATCAATTTACAGCGCGAACAATGATTACTTAATTCTAGGGTCGAACCTAAGCGGATTATTACTAACGGCCCTGTTCGTATGTTCGATAAGCGTGTCTTTTCCGAGGGCAAGTGCGCAGTTAGCTACGGTAAGTGAAAATATCATAACCAACAAAGACGTAATTTGTTGGGTTGAGATTGTGATGATGTTTGAGCTCAACCCTATTATTAATATTCCGAATACTGCTCCCAGGCCCGTACGCGTGATGGTTAGGAAGCCGGTTCCAATCTCTGCAATGATTTTGTGGATGAACTCAAATATCCACAGACTCTTGTCTGATCTGAATCGAATCCCATATTTAATAAGAAATACTAAGCCATAAGGGGCAATCAAGTAAGCGGAGTAATCAATAAGTGGACCTATGGCCAGTAGTCCTTGAACGATGTCGTCAACATCTTTTTGAGTGTGGCTGAAAAGCCAAAGCGGCACGGCACCTAACAAAAAGGCTATAGCCCATTCACTTGGTAGGTTTCTTAAAAGCGCGATCGTATCTTTTTTGAAATTACTACTTTTTTTTTCCATTGACTTTCCTTGAGGACACACAATGAGTTGATCTTCAAAAAAGAGCGGTCGATCTGGATGCGCCAACATTCGGACCGACCGCCGTCCCTGCAGATTGTCCCTGCAAGTCCAGCCAAGGCTCTTGCTCCGTGCACAAAGCGCGCCGAGCCTAGCACCTGTTTATCCATACAGTAAAGGTCTTGCTTCCTATGTCCACACCCATCATCCCTTGGATGGGCGGCAAACGCCGCTTGGCCGACCGCCTTCTTCCGCTTTTTCCGCCACACGAATGCTACGTCGAAGTCTTTGCCGGCGGTGCCGCGCTGTACTTCATGAAGCCTCAGCCTTCGCCCGTCGAAGTCCTCAACGACATCAACGGCGACCTGGTCACGCTTTACCGCGTCGTGCAGAACCACCTCGAAGAGTTCGTGCGCCAGTTCAAATGGGCGCTCAGCTCGCGGCAGGTGTTCGAATGGCAGAAAATGACCCGCCCTGAAACCCTCACCGACATCCAGCGCGCCGCCCGATTCTTTTACCTGCAGCACCATGCTTTCGCCGGCAAGGTCTCGGGTCAGACATTTGGCACGGCGACCACCGCACCGGCCATCAACTTGCTGCGCATCGAGGAAAACCTCTCGGCTGCGTGGCAACGCTTGTCCGGCACCTACGTCGAAAATCTCCCTTGGCTTGAATGCGCGGAACGTTACGACCGTGCCCACACCTTCCACTACATGGATCCGCCTTACTGGCAGACCGCGGGCTACGGCGTGGACTTTCCGTTCGAGAACTACGAGCGGATGGCCGACTTCATGCGCCGCTGCAAAGGTAAAGTGATGGTCAGCATCAACGATCATCCTGACATCCGCCGCGTGTTCGAAGGCTTCCACTTTGAGACTCTGGACATCCGCTACACCACTGCCAATCAGCGGCAGGGGAAGGCAGAAGTCAGTGGCGAACTGGTGATCATGAACTGGGAGCCGGAAGCATTGGGTGGGTTGTTCTGACAGATGCCGGTTATCATTTCGCTACTTTCAATCATGAGAACACCCTCCCGTCTATCAGATATTTCCAACAGAAATTGACCGAAAGCCGTTCTGAACGTTAACTGTATATTCGTACAGTATCGGAAGTCGTGCGTCATGAGCTTTTCAATCCTAGGCCCTCTTGTCGTGGCCGGTCGGAAATTACCTCTTTGCCTTTTTCGAGTGCCGGCAGGTTTTCCTTCGCCGGCAGCGGATCACATCGAAACCCACATCTCGCTCGACGAAGTGCTCAACATTCGTGCCCCGCATGTTTACCTGGTGAAAATTGCCGGAGAGAGCATGCAGGGGGCAGGGATTTTTGACGGCGATTTAGCGGTTGTTGATCGTTCACTGGAGCCTGCGCACGGGCATATCGTTGTTGCGCTGCTCAACAACGACCCACTTTGCAAGCGGCTATGCATCCGTGGAAAAGAGGTCATCCTGCTTTCTGAAAACCCCAAGTACCCGCCGCGTTACGTATTGGAAGGCGATGAGCTGGCGATCTGGGGCGTGATCATTGGTAGCGTGCGCAGTCATGTCTAAGCAGGTGCCGGTGTTCGGCCTTATCGATTGCAACAGCTTTTACGCCAGCTGTGAGCGAGTGTTTCGTCCTGACCTGGCAAAGGTCCCCATCGTTGTCTTATCGAATAACGACGGCTGCGTCATCGCCCGCAGCTACGATGCCAAGCCTTACGTGAAAATGGGCGAGCCGTACTTCCAGATCAAGCACAAGCTAAAGCAGCACGGCATCGTCCCGTTCTCCTCGAACTACGCGCTATACGGTGACATGAGCGAGCGAGTCATGACGCTGATCGAGTCCATGGTGCCCGCAGTCGAGGTCTATAGCATCGACGAAGCCTTCGTCGATCTCGCCGGCATCACCGATTTGGACGGCCTCGGTCGACGGATTCGGAGTCGGGTGCTGGGGTGCGCTGGCATTCCAGTCGGCGTTGGAATCGCTCAGACCAAAACACTGGCCAAGCTTGCCAACCATACGGCCAAGCGCCTGCAGGCGCAGACTGGTGGGGTGGTCAATATTTGCGACCCAACTAAGCGAGACTGGGTGCTGCGTAACACCGACGTTTCAGAGGTGTGGGGTGTAGGGCGTCGCATGAAAGCGCATCTGGATACCATGGGGATAAAAAGTGCGATGGATCTGGCCACAGCCGACCCTTGGACACTGCGTAAAAACTTCAGTGTGGTGATCGAAAAGACGGCGCGCGAACTGGCCGGCACTCCTTGTCTGGAGCTAGATGAGCCCGATCCGCCGAAACAAGAGATCTGCTGCAGTCGAATGTTCGGCACCCGCCTGACGGAACTGGCACCGATTAAGGAAGCGGTAGCCACGTACATGATGCGCGCTTCAGAAAAGCTCAGGGGGCAAAACTCGCTGTGCAAGAAAGTACGCGTGAGCATTCGCACCGGCATGTTCAATCCGGAGGAGGCGAAGTACGCCAATGGTGTGGTGATCGATATGCCTTACCCAACGGATGACGTCCGGCTACTGACCAAGGCTGCAGTCGATGCGCTGGATCGGGTATATCGCCCTGGTTTCAAGTACAGCAAGGCGGAGGTATTGCTGATGAGCCTGTGTCAGCCAGGTGAATACACGGACGATCTGTTCGCGGCTTCTCGACCGACCGAATCTACCAAGGTCATGGCCGTACTGGATCAGATCAACGAACGGTGGGGAAGGGGGGCGCTGCGAGCGGCGAGCGTCCCTAGCAAGCCAGAGTGGGCCATGCGGCGTGAAATGATGAGCCAGAGTTACACGACTCGCTTGGATCAATTGTGGACGATCAACTGTAGGTAGTGAGAAGTCTGCTATCGGCCAGAAGCGGACGTTCGCAAGCGAAAGCTAATGGCCAAAGCTGACTGTGGCTAGGCATTAGCGCTTGCATAACAGAGCGAACTGCATGTATGCAAAAAGATGCCTGCCCTTGGGACATTTCGGAGACGCCAGCCTCGACGCTTTGTCGTTTTATGGCACTTGCGATGGGATGACGTGGGGGATGTGGGTATGATACAGCCCGGACTGATCTCCCAGAGCACGGTCGAAATGGACAGGTTGACTGCCGAAAAACGCAGTTGGCTCATGAGCCGCATTAAAGCTAAGAATACCCAGCCGGAGCTCGTTGTTAGACGGCTGATTTTCGGCATGGGTTATCGCTATCGCCTGCATGATAAGCGCCTTGCCGGCCATCCTGACCTGGTTTTTCCTGGTCGGAAGAAAGCGATTTTTGTCAACGGCTGCTTTTGGCATGGGCACGTCGGATGCCGCTACGGGCGGCTACCCAAAACGCGCGTAGAGTTCTGGTTGGCTAAAATTGAGCGGAACCAAGCGCGAGACAAAGAAAATATTGCATCGCTCGAAGCCAACGGTTGGCGTGTGCTAACAGTCTGGCAATGCGAGTTGAAATTTATCGATTTATTGGCGGCTAGACTAAATGAATTCATCGAACACGATTAAGACACGACCTATTGGCATCGATCTATTTGCAGGTGCTGGCGGGATGTCCCTCGGTTTCGAGCAAGCCGGGTTCGACGTAGCTGCAGCGGTCGAAATTGATCCCGTTCACTGTGCGACACACGAATACAATTTTCCAAACTGCAAAACGATTTGCGCAAGCGTTACCGACGTGAGCGGAATCGAAATCCGTCGTCTCGCAGGTTTGGGGGATAAGGAAATCGACGTCGTATTTGGCGGTGCTCCATGCCAGGGCTTTTCGCTGATCGGCAAGCGTGCCTTGGACGACCCAAGAAATCAGCTGGTTTTCCATTACGTCAGAATCGTCGAAGAGCTGCAGCCGAAATATTGTGTATTCGAGAATGTAAAAGGACTGACCCTGGGAAAGCATTCCGAATTTCTGAAAGAATTGATCGCTGCCCTTGGTGACGCCGGCTATGACGTGGTTCTTCCATATCAAGTGCTAAACGCCGCACATTACGGCGTGCCACAGGATCGCAAACGGCTCTTTTTGATGGGGACGCGACGTGGGCTCAAAGCTCCAGAATATCCGACTCCTCTAGATCATGGAGTAACGGTGCAAGAAGCTATTGGTGATTTGCCTGACGCGAATAGCTTCGGCGAGCTGTTAGCTAGCGATGCAGTCAGGGCAAAATGGGCGACAGACTCGGTCTATGCTCAACGACTCCGTGACCTTCAAGCAGATCCGAGCGACTTTAGTTATAAACGAATCTTCGACCGCGATCTCCTGACCTCTAGCCTACGGACAGAGCATACTGCATTGTCGCAAGAGCGCTTCATGGCTACAGAACACGGTAAAACCGAATCTGTTAGCCGTTTTCGTAAGCTGCCACCTGATGGCCTCTGCAATACCCTTCGTGCAGGGACGGACAGTGCCCGCGGCGCCTTTACCTCCCCAAGACCTATACACCCTTACCTGCCACGTGTTATCACCGTTCGGGAAGCAGCTAGATTGCATTCCTTCCCGGATTGGTTTCGTTTCCACGCAACCAAATGGCACGGTTTTCGTCAGATAGGCAACAGCGTTCCACCCTTGCTAGGGCGCGCAATCGCCTCATCGATAATATCTGCGCTTGGTGTAGAACCTATAAAGCCTACAAGAATTCTTGAGCAAGGTTCAAACACGCTTCTCGGTTTTGATATGGGTACAGCAGCCCGATACTTCGATGTACCTCGCGATACAATCGCCCAACGGACACGAAAAAATAGTGTCCCCCTTAGTTTGGAAGAATCTGATGCTTAAGGAAAAGGCACCACAGACAAACCGCTACAAGGCAATTATCGCCAAGATATTTGAAAATCATTACACTCCAGAAATGAGAGAGTTTGAGTTTTCGCGCGCAGAAATAATAGACATTGCTGCTGATCTAGGTATAGCTTTGCCAAAAAACATCGGGGATATAATTTACTCCTTTCGCTACCGCTATGAATTGCCAGAGTCCATTCTTGCGACCGCTGCAAGAGATATGGAGTGGATCATCAAGGGATCTGGCACTGCCTTGTATCGGTTCAAGCAAGTCAAACTTAACCGGATCATACCTAGGGAAGAGTTGATAACGGTAAAGGTGCCAGATTCAACACCAGAAATCATAGGCGCATATGCGTTAAGCGACGAGCAGGCTCTTCTAGCTAAGGTTAGATATAATCGCTTGATCGATATATTCCTCGGCATCACTGCGTACTCATTGCAAAATCATCTTCGTACTCATTTAAAGGCCGTAGGTCAAATTGAAATCGACGAAGTATATGTTGGCGTTGATAAGCATGGACGCCAGTTTGTCGTTCCGGTACAAGCGAAAGGTGGTAGTGATAAACATGGAGTTGTGCAAACGGACCAAGACATTGCGTATTGTCAGAGCAAATTTCCCGATCTACTCTGTAGAGCTGTGTCTGTTCAGTTCATGTCAAATGGAAGAATTGCTATGTTTGAACTGATGGTTCAAGACGACGAAATTAAGGTTGTTGAAGAACGACACTATCAGCTTGTGGCTGCTTCCACAATTACTAATAATGATTTACGCACCTACTCATTGCATAGTGATTAAACTCTTTGTACTTCAATGTGGGAAGGGAGGTTAAGGGGGCGCCTCCCGCCACAGGTAATTGCATGGTGCGCGACGGCCTCATCAGTTCTACAACGAGCCCCGCTGGAACTCTGCAGTCTCTGAGCGACGCATCCTCTAGAACGCTTTCTTTCCGCCATAGCCGTCATTTGTAATCGGTGGCAATCACACCAAGTGACATTGGAATGGCTTCTGCCGTAGAAGACATGAAAAATTTAGACTGACGTGAACCAAAACGTCATCGACAGCTTACTTCACATCATTCGCTGCACTCTCTTCCACCTTAGAACAGGCAACTGCCGCTGCCATTAATGCTTCAAGAGTAAATCGACGATAAAATTTTATGAAACCTAGGTAAAAAGTGTAAGAAACGAAAATTACACTCAAAGACACCACCATAAACATAAGGATGCTGGCGCCACTGTATGCCAAATGCCAAACTGCAACCCAAAATAAGATCACGAAATAAAACGTCAATGTTCGCATCAGGCCAAATAAAGCAACATAGTTCTGCATCTTCGGAACGTGATTCACGGAATGCTCAAGGGCAAAGTGATAAATAAACAAAAAATAATTTGTTTCTCTGATGGTTTCTTTTGGAGGGGCCTCAAGACCAGCAAACCTCGATAGAATTATCGCGGCCTTTCTCTTTATAATGGTTTTCATCATTGGGTCAAGCTCTTTATTGACTAGGTTTTTAATTCCAAAAACATAATTAACGAAAAAATCGACCGCACTTATTGGCAATAAAATAAACGCCACTGTCGCTCTAACTGAGTTATTTTTTATATTGTCGCTACCTGATAAAAAATAGCTATCCTGATACATCCCAAGAAGTGTCTTTGATGGGAATCCGTACATCCAATTTAGATGCTTCTCCACTGTCATTGCAGATAGGAAGTTTATGAAGTGTCCACTTATGTAGGCTAGTAGAATCAGCGGTGTGTAGAGCTCTACCCCTTTCAGATCAGCCACGCTCACAAACTTAAATAAGGCGCTGTCTTTTACTGCGGCATGAGACGATACGCTGATTAGTAAATAAACAAACAGCGAGCCGGGTACGAAGTATCCAAGAAAATCATAAAATGAGAATGGATTTTGTTTAATTTCCATATTCTATTCCGCAATGACATTTTGGGGCGCCGATTAGGTGGCGTTATGAGAGCGTAGCACTGAATTACGCAAAAACTCGAGATCCATAATTCTTGTTCAATTGATGCAGAGGCATCGCCTGATATTATGCGGTGCCAGCAGTTGTCATTTTCGGGGACGGGGGGATAATCTATGAACGCAAAAGTCTCAACATCGTTTCTGTAACGGCCGCTGCATCTGCTTCCCAGGCCCCCATGGACGTAACCGCGTTAACGATAATACTTTCTGCTGCGTACTTCGAAAACCGTTGGGTGTCCTTTCCATGCAGTGTCGCCAAGGCGTGCTGGTCTTAGTCGCCCCTAGTTGTAAATATCTAGCTGACCGCTTTGGACCGGAAGCTGCCGCACACGGACGGCCGCTTTTGGCCGATTGCTGACTCTCGTGAAGGGCAGCAGTCGACCCGAAGGAAACGGGGCCTTTATAGCTTTGGGTACGGTTTCAGCTTCAATGTAAGCAATGAGGGGGAGGCTACAGAATTCGGAAAAAATCGAACGGTAAGATCTCCGAATTCTGTGGGATTCCCGTCTGGTCAAAAAAGCCCCCAAGCGTCAGTTGGGATCAGATCCGTGGTACTGGCTTACGCAACGGTGGGAGCTGGCGTAAGCAGCGCGACACACTCCTCGATGACATATTCCGGAATGCTCTCGAATTTATGCGGGTTGAGCTGCATCACGTACTCATTCTCGATGTGATAGGACTCGTTGATAAATTTCCGGATGACGCTGTCGTCGTGCTCATCATTGATCAGCCTGAACAGCTGGATTTTTTCATAACCCACAACCGTCGCGTAAAACTTGGCCTTGATGACCTCAACGTCCTTCACCTCAGCCACTAGGGCAATGTAATTAAATTCGGCGATATGGTTGTTGCGGATTAGTGACTCGGCATGTGCCTGTTCTGCAGCCGTCATGTCCCGAATAGAAGACCCCGACTGAATTGTCGGGGTATCCCGCCCCTTGAAAAGACTAGCAAGTAGGTTGTATTCCAGGCCTGCGTCGTCCAGCAGCTCGAAGTGTCGTCGCAGGTAGATTGTCTTCAGGACGATGTCGGTAAGTGCCTCGATATTAACTTTGCAGATTTTGGCGAAGGTCTGGATATCGTTCCTCTCAATCGGAACTTCCGTTACAACACCGGCGCGCGAAGATAAGAAGCAAGCAGACGGTTCGGCGGCCTTGAATATGGCGTTGGTACTTTTTATGACATCAATCGCGGGTTCGATGTCGTGGGTGAGCATCAGCGTGGTTATGCCGCGCAGACTGGCCTTACCCCGGAATAGCTCCTGGAGGATCGCAAATTTCTTGTTCTTGTCGAAAGACGAGATCGGATCATCCAATACGACCAAATCCGGTTTTTCACTGAGGACCTGATGCATGAATAGCACCAGCGCAAATGCGTTTTTTTCTCCGTAGCTCAGATGACGTGAGGCCGTCTCTATATAATTTACCTGGTCTTTGTGGATTAGCTTCATTTTGTAGGATTCTGGTTCGGCTACGATTTCAACGACGTATTTGTAGCCTGCAGACTTTAGGAAGCCATTGATGCTGTTCTGGTTGTCTTCGATGTTTTTTTTAATTTTCGCTTTGTGTCGATTGATTTTCCCTTTGAGGCTACCAACTTTCCCAATCAAGTCGTCCAGCTGAAGGTTGATAGGGTCGACAGTCTTGCGCGTCTCCTCAGAGTCAAGCTTGTCAATCAAATTGAGGTCAATTTTCAAAGGTGTCAGTTGATCGCCAACTTCTTCGAAATCGCGTAGAGAGAAAAAAGATATAGTTCGCAACCCCTCCAGCTTATTGATCAAGGCATCAATGTCCGCTTTGAGGCCCGTCAGGAAGCTTTGCTCCTCCGCCTGCAATTCAACCTTTGCTTTAGTTACATTTTCCAGATTCTCCCGGCACTTCTCGCTGAAATATTTTCCTAGCCTGTCAATGATTCCGCGAAGGAGGTTAATGTGCCCGACGGTGTTGGAGTCATACTCTTTTTCGACGGCTAAGGCTGTGTCCTTCTGTTCTGCGCTAGTCAGCGCTGTTGAACAGTAGGGGCAGCTATCTGCTAATTGTAGAAATTCATTGCCTTTTACCTGCCATGCGATCCATTTGGCGGGCTCTTGACTTTTAATAAACGTCGAAAATGGTTGCAGGATATCAGGAATGTTTTCCAGCTTATTGCCAGTTCCGAATGCCTTGTGGATCTTGCTTGTCTTGGGAATGGCACCTGTCTTGGACTTTCCGAAGGCCTCCCGTAACTCCTTCAGATCGGTTACGACTTGCCCGATTTCAGCATTGTCGGAAAACGCTTTTCGGATACCCGAAAGCAGCGAATCGATATCAGCCATCTCCGCCAGATATTCCGGAGTTCTGATGAAAATCTCAAAACTATTTTTCACAATCTCATCTTTCTGGAAGACGAATTGCTGCACATAACTGTCGTCAAATACGAGGACTTTCCTGAGTTTGTCCACTCCCTGAACCTCCGGGGCTGGCATATCAGGCTTGCCGCGGTGCTTAAATGGGATCAACTCGTGGAGAGAGCCGTCAGCACGAATATGGCTGATAATAGCTTTCGCAATGGTGCTTTTTCCTAGGCCGTTTGGCCCATATTTGATGTTTAGCGCTCCCTCAGAAATAACTACATCTGCGCGGTCAATACTGTTGCAGTTGAGTACGGTAACCGTGTAGTTAGCCATGCGCCCCCCTTTATCTTGACCAGAGTAGGAAAATAAAATTAGCAGCTATTTCTTAAAGTCGCCCGTGAATGTCCGATCTATTTAATTTTGTAGCCGGGAATCCACAGTATCCGGAGGTTTTTGTGCGTTAATCCGCGAGCGTCCACTCTTGGCCGGAAGCAGTCGTTCCAGGATGTCCGCTTCTGGCCGAAAGCTGCCGCTCACGGACTGCCGCTTTTTGCCGATTGCTGCCTGCAAAAGCGTTATTAGGATTGCCGTATCCGCATGATCGCATCTGTGATCGCTTTTGCATTCGTGTCTAATGCCTCCATAGCCATCACAGCGTTATCTGCAACCACTGCCACGCCGTTAGCTGCAAGCCAAACGGCGACCTCCTCGATTGCCGCCGCCAGTGCATGCTGGTTGTGCAGGAGCAAGGTCAGGGCATCAGCAGTGGCGATATTAGAAGGTGAGTTGTTTGGCATGCGATCCATCCTTGTAATGAGGGGTTCGCAAAGCCTAGCTCATGCGGCCGCAGCAGAGAGGCTTAGCTACCGCATGCTTAAAAATTGCTACACCGCGCAGATGATTTGAGACTTTAGCCAATCATTTTGGGGGGGAGGCGGGCTACTGCATCCGATCCATCATCATCACAATGAGAATGGCTTTTTTGACAGTGTTGATAGTGTCCGGTTTGGAGCTGAAAATGCTTGCTAGAAAATTGCTAAAGAGAGAAAGACACGGATCGGAACTCTTCAGAAAAAATCTCACTGGTACGCAGCTGGTACAGTGGTTTTCTACATTGCTTATAGGCCTTTATTTACGGGACTTTGGGAAAGTGTCTATCCGATCCATCATCGGCGCGACGGAGAAACGGCGGGAGAGTGGGACGGGTGTGGCGGTGATTGGGGGCATTGGGGGTACGGAATCGGTGTGGCTGGGAGGTGGGGGAGTTTATCAGGAATGACCGGTCGGGCTCAGTGATATCCGGCGGAAATACAACCTCATCAAGTGTGGGATTAAGCAAGACAGCCATGAAATGGACTGATAGCATCGGGCTATCAATAAGAGTGAGGAAGGGATCCCATGCTGAAAAAACTCGCATCATCTGTACTCGTCGCCGGCGCCCTGCTTGCCTCCGCCCAAGGGGCTTTCGCCGAAGAAAAGTTGTTCAAGAACTACGTCTACCAAACCCCACTCGCCAAATTCACTGAAGCGGCCGGTTACTACGACTGCTCCGAAGACGTCGGCGGAACCGCAAGGTGCATCGATGATGTGGATTTCCTGGAAGAGAAATTCACCGTAGCGCTGATATTTTCCGGTGACAAGCTGATGATGGTTTCACTCATCAGCCCGTTTGATCAGAACCTGTATGTCAAAGCCATCGCGGGGCTTTCCAAATCATTCACGCTGGTTTCCATGAGCGATGAGAAATCCATCCTGGATATGTTTGATACCGCGAGAAAGTCGAGAAGCACTGAAGAGCTGACGACGAAGATTTCCAATTTTGAACAGGTTGGTCTGGCGTCTGGGAATCTGACTTACACGTTTCTTGAAGGGTTGAACGCTAAAGGGCAGACCAATGCTGTTAGTGCGTTGGCTGCTGCGCCGGAGAATATTCGGTCCGCTGAATTGGTGATGACGGGGCAGGGGGCGGATTCGGGGATGATTATTCGGTTTACGTTTCCGCGGTTAGAGGCGAATAAGATTTTGGCTGAGGCTAAGAAGCCGGTTGAGTCGTTTTAATAGCGTGGATGATTGCCGTCGCGGCGAGCTTGGGTGATGAGGGAAGAGAAGAGAGGTATTTGTTTGCTGGAAATCATACTTAGGGTTTTTTAATGAAGGAGGAGTGGGGTGAGCGCACGCAGATACTATAAGCTTGAGCAGCAAAGGCTCCTTTTGGAGGCTGAAAAAATATCATTGTTTACTAATCACGGCCCTACTATTGGTGCTTACAGAGAGGCGGTTCTTAGAGGCTATATAAAAAAATTTATGCCGAGCTCTCTAGAGGTTACTTCGGGGTTTGTTTCGATAAATAAAAACCATGAAGATTTAGTAGAAGGCCAAAGCAGGCAGATAGATATACTGATCTGTGATACCGATAAGCATGTTCCATTATTGGAGGTTGATGGTTTTTCAGTAATAAGACCAGAGTCTCTGAGAGGGTGTGTGGAGGTAAAGTCAACGCTCACTTTTTACAGGCAGGAGCACCCGGATAGGTTAAAAAAAACTACAACCGCTTACCCGCTAGGAGGAGGCCATACTGCTGCTTATCGGTGGGCTGGTACTCTCGTCGACGCCTTGGAAAACATTAAACGATGCGCCGATGCGTGTGAAACGAGAAAGACAGAAGGCTATTTTTCAAGCATCCTGGCTTTCGACTCTAAATTTGATGCTCGAAGAATCTACGAGGCATTAGACAGTGGTGATCTGCAAGAGCAACTGGGCATTAATCATCTCCGTCAGCTTCCGATATCTATCTGCGTGCTTTCAAAATTCATTGTTTGCTTTTTTGAAATTGATATGTTTGATGCTGGAAAGCAATGCCCAAGTGAGTTTGAGACATTTTACAATCTCATGGAAGTCGTTGAGGGAAGCGAAGAATACCCTTTGCAGTTTTTCTCTGCGCATCTATACAATCAAATAGGGTATTCTCATTCTAAAAGACCTGCCGAATCCAAAGGTATTCATGCTGCCGTAGGCAGTGTTGCTATTTGGAGTCACCATTTTGATCTTGATTCGGGCGAGCATTAATGGTTTGTTGGAATTGTTGTGCTCGGGTGGCTGCAGTTCTGGCTGAAGCTAATGGCGGATTGGTGCATCGAAATTTTAGGGGTGAAAAGGGAGCTGTAAAAAGAGGGCAGATTTATTTGTTTAAGTGATAAATGAATCTGTCCCCATTGTTCAGTGGAAGTGTCAGATTTTATGGCTTGAAGCGACCCAGAAGAGGTTAGGAGGGGGGGCGAATTTCTATCCTGTAATTGGTTCTCCAATGACTGTATTCGACCCAAAACCGTCGGTCTTAATGTCGAAGTTGGTGGGCTAATTGATCGCCGCCAGCACTTCGGGAAAGGGGCGGAATTATTTGCTCTTCATTTGCTCTAGATTTCTGGGCGCCAGATAAATCAATCCAAATTTTTTGTCGGTTTTTTAGGTGGTAAATAAATCTGTCCCAATTTTTTCAATTTTTCTTTCTACAACTGTTACCAGTCTCGTCTGGCGCTACCTCTATACCGTTGGAAGCCTTAAAAATAGTGGGGCGGGTGAAGGAATCCAACTCTCGTTATCAGCTTGGAAAGCTGATAACGAGAATGAGTCAGGCCAACTCAGTAAAATTTATCAACAGTGAACTGACAAGGTGGCGCCTTCGCTAGTAGGTATCTATGCGGGTAAGGCTAATCCTTGTTTTCTTCCAAAAATTTTTCTCTTTTTGACCTGCTGCTCTACAGCTCTTTTTGCACGCTCGATCCTTCGCCGCAAGTCGAATTCTACAAAGCTAAATTCACTCCAAAAAACGTCTGCGCCAAATAAATTGAAAGCCTGGCTTGCACCTATATGGTAATAATCGATGCCTCCAGCTCTCTTTTTTAATTGTGGTGTGGCAATTTTTAAGAGTTCAGCTAGCTTGTGGCTAGGCATGTCTTCGCTAAATATTTTCTGACCAGTAAAAACCAGCAATCTTTCTGAAGCTATGTCCAGTTCGGTCGCCGTTGTACTGCGGCCGGACCAACCCATCATTGCGCCTTTATTGTTAATTAGGTAGGTGAAGTTGGTGTGTTTTTTAATTATGAATTGGAGTAAAAGTTTTTCGTTTCGTGATCTCGAAAGCTCCTCGATTTCATCTAGTCCGGCCTGAAAGTTTTTTAATATATAGTGTTTTGAGTACCGATATTGGTCGGCGTCTTCCAAGAAAAACAAAACATGTTGCCATAGGCTGTAGTTTTGAAAGGCGTCCTCGTAGAATAGATCTGATAATTCTTCCTCGCTGTGCATGATAAATGCGGCAGCATAGTAATCTAGAATACTTTTATGTAGGAAGGTAGTAAGGTCAAGGCCATCATCCAGCATTAAGCAGGCAACTTTTACAATGTCTTTTCTGAAATTGTCGACGTCGCATTCAGAGACGTCTGAGTACTCAAGGGCATTGATGAATGCAGTGTTGAATTCGGCTCTAGTCAAGCTTCTTCCGAAGTTTTCTTGAACAATCATAAAGCAAAAAGATTCAAAAAGTCGAAGGAGTTTAGTCTCCGAAAGTCCGCTGTAGTGTTGCCTTGTAAAGCCGACCTTTAAACTATCGTGCCTCGTGAAAACCACATGAAATAACTTTTCGAAGAAGTCTCTAAGCGTAGATGGGATTTCTTGTTCTGACTCGTACACCCAGACGACTAAGGTCAGCATTAGAGGTGTGCTGATGATTTCTTTGACTGAGTCCGGTGCGGAATTGGTGGCAGCGATCAAAGATTCTCTTTTCACAGAGTCTAACTGGAGGCACTTTAAGAATGGTCCATAGTCATCTTCTGTCAGAGGAGTAAGATCTAGAACTTCAAAGCCTGCCATTTGTTGGATGCCGCTTCCTGGGCGAGATGAGACAATGATTTTAAGTTTCGGATAGCGACGCTGGAAATCATCAAGCTCAACTATCGTTTCGTTTAGACAGGATTCAATAATTTCGTCAAAACCGTCTAATAAAAGAACTAAGTATCCTTTCGAGGCAAGATATTTTACGCTGTCTTCAGTAACGGTTATGCCAAGTAGCTCAAGGTTGTCAAAAATTATCTGTTTGAGGCCTCTTTTTTGACTAATTTTTTGAAGCTCTATAAAAACAGGGATGTATGATTTTCCGACATCGTTAATGGCCGAACATGCTAGATGGCGCATAAACATAGATTTTCCTTGGCCGACAATACCTTGGATGACAATGTTTCCAATCGGAAGTTGGTCTATGTGGTCAATGCCAGCACCATTATTAATTTCGTCAATTTTTGAGGGGTAGTAAAAGTCTTTGATGAACTTGCTTTTTCCAGAAGACTAAATTGTCTTCACAATGCCAATTTGTAAAAGGTGTTTTGCAATTTCTTCATTACTGTTGGTATTTGACCAATTTGAGAAACTTGCTTTCAAGGACTTGCTTGCACCGTTATAAGCAGCTCCGATCAGCGGTGAGAGTCCTCGAATAGTGGCGGCAGCCATACTGGCGGTTACTATCATTCTGCAATTCCTTAGGATGCAATCAGTGGTGTCAGAATGCCACTGTCTCACTTTTTCTGATTGCTGGCCATACATTCGGCTCCATTCGGAAAGCTGAAACTGGGACGCATAGCAGGGCAGATGGATGGGATAATTTCGGTTTGATGCTGGGGGAAAGTAATTTTGTTTAGCTGAAGCGGAAAATGGGCTTCAGCCTTTATAGAGCTTTTTTTGACTCTCATAAACTCGCGCGAGCCGACGTTAGACAGTGTCGAGATTGGAGCCGAAGCCATTGCTTAAAATTTGCTAAGGCTGTTGGAAGAAGGGATCGGAGGGGGAGGAAGAGGTACGCAACTGGTACGCGGGTCTGGCGGCGAGGCGTTTAGGTCTTTATTTGCGGGAGGTGGAAGATTGGTCAGTCCAATCGATCATCGGTCCGACCGAACTCCGTAGTAGAGCAAGCGCTTCACGAGTCACAAATCCCTGAGCTTGTTTAAATAAGTATTGTTGTAGTCATCCAAACCCTACACCACCTTGCGCCACCCCCTACACCTAAGACAGAATCCGCCGGCTTGTGCGTCTACCCCGTGGCTTTTATCGTTCTCGGGTCACTGAAAACCAGTGATCGGGTTTGGTAGCCCGTG